AAAAATCCCGGCACTAATACCGGGATGGCTCCGAAGGGAGAGAACAAGAGCCATAATAAAGATAGCGATATCTTCAGAAAGGAGCAAAGGAATTGACGGCGGTCAATAAGAGTGAAAATAGAAAATAAATATTGTCCAAATATTTGGACTAATCGAAATAGGTTGTATCTTTGATCTATCAATTAACAAAAAGACCGGAACCGCAACCGGGAACTTACAAAATCAAATGGCGATCGAAAAATGACAAACTCCAACAACTTCGCTCAATCAACAATCGTAGCCTTTCACATTGGCCGTGGCGGTCGTTTCAATAATCCTGGTCACATTACTTTTTTGGGCGAAAATAAAATTACCCATTACACTGACGATCTTTTTTTAAGTTATGAAAATGCCTATGAAATTGGAAAAAAAATAAAAGGCCGTGAAAATTTGCAAAATAAATTCGAGCAGGCTTTAGACAGCGACACCGCTGCTATTTCATTTTTTGAAAAAATTGGCTTGCCTCTGGGTGAAAAAATATATACTGATTGCAATGGCTCCCCGGTTGGCTTAACTGAGGCCGAAGCTGTAACCGGCATTGGCCGCATCGACCTGGACGGACAGTATGATACCACATACACCCGCCTCCTTTCTGATTGTAATGAACATGAGTTAAAGTTGATTGCGGACTACGGCGGTTATGTTGATGATACCATACGCGATTACGCCAAAGAGCAGTTGGGTATTGTTGATGAAGAAACTGAAGATTAATATTTAACCGGGCCTTCGGGCCCTTTTTTCACGTCTATTATGAATCAAAAGCATTGGACCGACCAGGAAGATGAATATCTTAAACATAATTATGGATTGATTCCTTTGAATCAAATTACCATGCATCTTGATCGAAGCGTCTATGCTGTCCGCTGGAGGGCTTCATTTTTAGGATTAACCGAAAAAAGTAATCAAAAATCCTGGTCCAAAGATGAAATGGTGTTTTTGGCAGAAAACGCCTCTTCACATACCTATACTGAGCTGGCGGCATTATTAGGCAGGAGTGTAAGTTCTGTGGCCCACAAGATTTCTGAATTAAAAATTACTCAACTTTATAGCCATGACACCGAGCATGATGACAGTGACATAGAAAGTGATGTACCTTATCGTAAAGGTAAATCAAACGAATACCTGCGAAAACTTTCAAAGATGAAAATAGGTGATAGTTTTCTTTTCCCCGCTGAGGAATATCAAACTATACGTAACATGCTTAAATATCTACCTGAACGCTATTACAGGACTAAGACCGAGGAAACTGATTCACAGGTCAAACGAATATGGAGGTTATTGTAATGAATAAATTCTTACTTGCAGAAAATCCTATGAGGCCGGAACAGTCCGGCCTTTGGGTTATTCACCTGCTTGACCCGAAAGCAATAATAAGATGCACGGAGGGGCATGCCGAAATTGACAGAATTTACAAGCATTTCCAATTTCAGAATAGTGACGGAGTGGTCGAAGAATGGACCTTATCGGCTTATCACTTTTTTACAACTGACTTTGCGACTGAGCCCGAACAACAGGTAATACCTTTGCTTGATCGTGCATGGCGCTGGTTTCGCTCGTACCTGGAATTTGAAGATAAAAACATTGATACAGATGACGCGGCAAAGGACAATTGATAAGAACCTGCAATGGTTGATCGGACGCAAGGATCTCATTAGCATTTATAAAATAGAGCGCGAATTGCAAATGCCTGAAGGAACGTTAAAGAAATTCGTCGATGGCCGGCGTGGATTGCCGGATAATTGGCACCAGCCGGTAATTGATTGGGTAAAACAATTTAGAAAATAAAACGCCACCCGGAAGCGTGACCGGGAGAGTATGGGAAGCTGGGAAAACCACCTATTAAAAAAGCAGGGATTAAACCCGTTAATACCAACCGGCAATTCTAAGAAAATATTCGCAGCGGTATTCACATTAACCACTGGGATAACGACTGAATCAGAAAACCTTCGCGACTATTCCAAAGAGGAAATAAAAGCATTGTGGACTGCTTTAAAGGGCCTAACAAAGGAGCAAATAGCGATGGCGTGCCAAATAGATATTAATAAAGTGCATGGCGCTAAGGAACAACTTGCCGGTATGTTTTATTCAATATTATATAAGTAGCCCCTGCCCGGGAAGGAGCCGGGAGAATATATGAAACTATCACGAATGACATGGGACGACATTCAAAAAGAAATGAGTATCGCCGGAAGTCCTGAAAAGATAACCCAATTAGGACGCGATACCGAAACTCTTATCATGGGCCGGCTTGACCGTACCAATCGGGCAGAGCTTACTAATGTGGAATTTATGTTGCAAAGGTTGCTCGCTGAAATAAGATTAATGCAGCGCATGTATGATAAGACACATTAAAAAGCCCCGGCAAGAATACCGAGGCCATTTCTAAACCATGTTCTTCTATTTTGGCTTAAGCTTCAAACCCATGTTCTTTTTTATACGCCTGCCAAAATTCATTGTTATACGTTTCCTTTGGTATGTTCTTCAACAGTCTACCGCTGATATTATAGGCCCTTTCAAGTTGCCAGCTGCCTTCCTCTAACCACGTAAAGATCAAATCATATTTCCATTGTCCCGATAGCTCATGTGCAGCATGAACATAAACCGGTATTTCACCGGTTAAGTTACCGAGTTTAAACAAAGCTATCTGACCGGGATAAATCAACTTTTCTGATTCTTTAAAAACAAAGTCAGAACCGTTTAAGCTAATAAGCTTGGCGAGTGTTTCATCAAAAATATTTCTTTCCATAAAATCAATAGACTGCTTAGCCAGTCCCTGCTTTCATCAAAGGTATATTTCTCTTTTATCTTTTTCTTACGGGAAACCGTAAAGGCATAAAAAAATCCCGATGTAAACACACCGGGATAAAAAACCAACACGTAAAAAAAACTGCTATGGTGACTAAACAAATCTGAGATAACCAAGAATCTTTCCGCGCGGCCTTGCACGCGTGCATACTTCATAACCTTCCCTGCTGCCTTCATCGTTTGAATTACCCTCCACGGTGTAGATCAGATCTTCATCAACTTTCTCGACAATACCGGTATGGCCGAGCCCTTTGCCGAAATCCATTATGAATATGTCGCCTGGCTGAGGGCTTAAAGCCCTGAATTGGTCCTTTCTTTTCTGCCACTGCAGTAATACACCGCCTGTTTTAAAGAGCGGATTTTGGCGCCCCATGGCTTCTGCGGCCTGTTCAAAGCACCAGTACACAAAAGCCATGCACCAGCTGTTGCCACCAGGAAGACCGACCGATGCTAAATATTTTTCAACCTGCGCACCGTGATTGGTGTGGGCAGCGTCTTCGTGAACGCCGATCTGTTTAACGGCCACATCTAAGGCCTGTTGTTGTATTGTCATATAAACAATTTGATAATTAAACATATAATCCACACCGCGCCATAAACAAGAAACGGCGCCCGGCCATTATAGCCGAAGATCTTAATCTCAATTCGGTCCATCAATGCTTTCGGCGGATTGTCTTTTGTGACGTAATCCCACCTCAGGCCCCTGCGAAGATTGAGAGGGATGTCGAATGAGAATTGCCGGTTGCAGAAAGCAGACAGGCAGAAAATTATTATCTGCGTAAAGCTCCAACGAGCCAGCCAGCAAAGCAATGCTGTGAATAGTGCATATGCGCCGAAATTGACGCCATGTGCAATTTGCTTGTTATGCACTATCCGATAGGCATCGATTCTGCTATTCCAGAAATTAAATCCGAATAGCGAGAGTTGATTGAGCAGGTAAGTGATCATTGTGAATTTCTGTTACCGCCGGTGAAAAAGTAAATCAGCCCTGCAGCTGCCAAAACACAACCGGTTACGATCATTCCTACGGCGCCATGTGTTCGCGCGGCGATAGTTGATTCATTTTTATCCCATCCCCATGCGGCCAATACGAGCCCACCGATAAAAGCGGCTGCTGCCCAAAAAAGAGGGTTTCTGAATTCTGATGTTCTTGCCATATGATTGTTTTGAGTTATCCGGAAATTCCGGATAGTTGGTTTAAAAATGCAACTTGAATTTAGTCCCGAGCCCCACATACCAGGTAGTAGCAATCAGTGCCCCTCTTACCTCGTAAATTTGATCGGCTTTTGTCTTTAGCGATAAGTTTACCTCGCCTCCCGCAAGTGGGTTTAATTGGCTTCCTATAGCTCCAAACCCGGCATATAGTTGGTTACGTGGCGCAGCTGATTTCTGTGCTTGTTTTCCGATAGCAATACAATCCTGTAAAGACTTTTTGAACATGTCATTGAAACCTCTCTCCTGCTCGATAATCGAATCGCGCAGACGAAGTTCGTACGCGAGTATATCGGCTTGCTGTTCGGCCCCCTGCTGATAGTTATCGATCTGGCCAAGCAGCACGCCATTGACCTCACGTAATGAATCACAGTCGTTCTTATATTCAGGACTGACCGATACCCATGAGCTATCCGGTTTCTGAGCATCAGCTTTGTCAAGTTCTGATAACAACCACTTCACGGTACCTTTTGTATCGTTTAGTTTGTCGTTGGATTCTTTTAGCTGTTCGCTGGCCTGTACAGCCATTGCAGTAGCATTATCGATCGCTGAATCTGACTTTCTTCTGAACTGTTCATAAGCCGCTGAAGTATCATTTAACCGTTCCTGCAGGGCTGTAAACTGCGAACGGGGTATCATATCGGTATGCGCTGGTTTGCGGCATAATACCATACCGAGAATAATCAACCAGGGGATGATTGCCAATATGTAAGTCAGTTGCTTCATTGAGTTAGTTTTTGATTAATCCGTTCTGCCAGCTTGTTGGTGGTGAGCACACCAAAACGTTTTGCGATTAGCCCCAAACCGTCTACGCCGAATCCTATACCTGCGGATAAAAAAAGCATCCACGTTGGATTTACATACTCATAACACAAACGAATTGCGATCGGAATCAAAAGGAGATTCGCCAACACACGGGCAAGATTATCAGCCAGCCAGAATTTCAAACTGAATTTGACCGGCGTTCTTGCGCTGGTTACATCGCGATTACTCGCGTCTATAAGAATAATAACCCCAGCGCAGATGAAGGCTATAATGACATAGCCAAAGAAAAATCCGGGGCCGCCCGGACCAATCAACACGCTAAAAAAATCAGGATATTTTTTCACTTGGTTTTCTTTTTTCTGATTTTAAAATGTTGTGATATCGGAATGAAGACATAGAGCTTTATTAGACCGAACACCCATTTACCAAACATCCCCCCAAACCCGCAAAGGCTGGCCATTACAAAGCCTTCAGCTAATTTTGAACCGAACTCTATAGGGAGGTTGATGTTGATTACGTATTTGTATAGCCCTACTATGCAGCCAATAATAAATGCTACTTTTCCGTTTGCCTGTTCTGGTTGCCAGCCCATTAAGAAGTTTTTCATTGAATCCGTTTTGCGGGTTCGGGTTAAGTAATATGGATAAGGAGCAATGGTTAACGTTATATGATGAACCGTACCGTTACTGGTTAATGATTACATATCCCACCCCGCCAATACCTAATAAGTGATAAAGTACTCCATTAGTCAGCGTTGTGACACTTGTACCATCGCTTCCTTTCTTTACCGTGCCGCCGGAAAAAGTCCAGTGGAAGGTTCCTGATGTATTGCCGTTGTAAATGAATATTTCTTCCCCATCGATACCGCTGCCACCAGGGACAGCAAAGTTTCTATTCGCTGTGACAGTAGGCAACTTATATAGCCCTTCCTGATGGGTGCCTAACGTATAGTCAGCATCTGTAACCGACCGAGACCAATATGTAAAGTGAGATTTCATCTGTAGTACATTAGATGCGACGGTCATGTAGGTTGGCTTAAAATCCAGCGTTCCGGTGGTAAAATCTAATAGACTACCAATAGATGCATTGGTAAGTGATGAGGTTCCGTTCCAGTATGCTAATGAACCAGATGTGCCGGAACCTGAAAGACTACTTCCACCAGATACTGTCGTATCGGCAATACTTAAATTTCCATTATCATCTATACGCACCGCCTTTGTACCAGGTCCAACCGGCAATCCTTCAAACCTCACCCCCGCGTTGTTATGAATACTTCCGTTTACCTGTAAAGTACTATCAGGTGATGATGTACCACCACCTATGCCAACTTTTCCTCTATTGTAAAATTTAGCTAAACCATCAGAGTAATGTGTCCAATCTGATGACGTGGTAGAATTATTAAAATTAATAGCTCTATTGCCGCCGCCGCCTCCTGTTGCCGTAATATCTACTCCTACCCCACCATTTGTCGTTGTGAAAATACCGGCGTAGCCGCCCGGTTTTGTGCTTTCGCAATAAAATGTCTGATCTTGTGTGGCACTACGCACATCTAATTGCGCAATCGGTGTAGTAACGCCGGATCCTATACCAACAGGCAGATACATGTTTATGCGATTACTACGTAAATCCAATGCTGGTGTGGTATTAGGCATGAATCGCATAGGGACGTTGGTAAAAGTAGACACCAACGTTTGTGAGCTATCGGAAATCCATTTTGCCAGCGCCCCTGTTGTTGCTCCATTAAATGTAATTTCAGAGCCATCGTATCCATCTATACCAAAAATAGAATTTGGCAAATTTGCGTTTGTAAAACCTGTTAGATTAAACAAGTTGGTGGGTTTTCCCGAACCAGCTGAAATTGTCAGATTTGCTGTATTAGCATCCTGAGCAAAGTGGGCTGCTATTCCAAAATACCGCGTCTGATCAGACAAATTAATATATGTCTGCTCGACATTATTAGCGCTTCCTTGTACTGAAAAATAGGGCGTATTGGTTCCGGCTGGGCCGAAATTTCTTAAATTGAAGCTACTGACCGAATGATAAAAATTACATGTACCATCAGTAGTATTGATAGTATAAGAAAATGGTCTGTATTGAACACCGTTTGAATCGATATAATAAAGGTGTGCCTCCATGTATCTTTTAAGATCACCGATCCCCACATCAACATAATAGTTACTTTCCAAGCTATATCCCAATCCTGGTTTATTTGCCTGAACATGACCACCGCCTGGCGACATGTTCCATCCCCAAATCATCACTTCATTTATTCTGCCGTTATTATACCCGCCGAATTGGTTCCAATAAAAGGGACTCGTATAGGCGGAGTCTTCCTTAACCAGTGGCTTCATTGTAAACCATGTATGTTCAGCGGGAGTCGAAGGATCAGTCGGTTTGACTATAGAGGTATCGAATATTAAACCTCCAAAGCTGTTGTGGCTTATATTCAACGTTTGCTGCCATGATAATCCCGACGATGTACCGGTGCCGCCATTTGCAACGGGTAAGACTCCTGTAACTCCATTGGTTAAACCCACCTTACTGTAATTGAGAGAGGTGCCGTCGTAATTTAAAAACGTATTCGCAGTACTAGCCGTTATATCTGATACGTTCCCTGTACCCGAAGTCGGCTTACCAATGATGGATAGTCCAGACGATTGGCGAAACTTTGCATTCGTAATAGCATTGTTAGCTACGGTAGGATTTGGGTATGTTCCTGTTAGATCACCTCCTGCGGAACCTGATGGAGTGCCGCCACCGCCTGTTCCTATTACTTTCCAGTTTCTACCGTCCCATTTATAAAAATTAGAATCACATGAGCACATCATTAAAGCGCCTATTTTACCCGGCCTTCTACCGGTTGTATCGCCTACAGGCAGCAACAAAGTAGTGGGCGCCCACACGCGCGGAATTTTGAGTCCGTATTGCGTCGGATATGCTATGTATTTAGTCGTATCATCCTGAGCAATAGCAGAAAAGCTTATAAATAATAATATCGCTAATAACCACTTCATACGTCAATAATTTCTATAAAGAATTAAAAATCTTTCGTTTGGGTTTGTTGATGTACCTAAAGTGATGACGGTATCATCCCATGTGAATTCAGCTGATAATGGCGAGGAACTAACTTTATAGATAATCGAATTTCCACGGGTTATCAGAATGATTTTCTTACCCACCAGTTCAGGGATAGTCAGTACATTGCCCTCTGTTCCAGTCGCCACATACGATGTATCATATATGTATTTCATTTCTGTATCTGTTGGTGAATAACCGGTAATATCAGTAGGTATCTGGCAGAGGTTTTGCGAGTACATTATCCGAACTGAAAAGTCGACATAACATCCAGCGATCAGATCATTATCCTGCTCAACTAACAACTGCAGATTATTATCCGGGCTGATTCGCCAATCAGTAAACTGGTTATTATTCATCTGGGCAAGCAAATCCATTGCAATGCTCACCATATCACTTTGTACGTCCTGTTCATTCTGCTTACTGTCCTCGCTCACGTGAACGAGATCGAGCAGAAACATACGATAGGTTAAAGTAGTCGCATGCCCTGACAGACTTATGCTTCCGCTTATATCCTGCAAAAAGACAGAAGGATACCTGGTAGTCTTATCGGTCAGAAAGTCGGTTACCAGGCCCTGATAAAAGTTTCTGACCTGCTTGTGCCCCAGTGCCAGACTTTTTATTCGCGCTATTACCTGATTGAGTGTCATTCTTGCTTAAATAAATCCTTAGTTTTTCTTCGTTTTTTTTATTTGGCTTTTTCATATTTTAATCGCGATAGGGTTGCCCGTTAAAACCACCCGGATTGCACCATGGGTTATCTCTCCCTTCCGTGTCTCCTAACCAAATGGGTGAAGTGAAGTTTCGCATTTCGGGGGTTACAGTATCCACGGTACTACCGGGATGTGTATATTCCTGGTATTTTTGCAGCCTTGAATTCTGGTCGATAATGAATAGCTTCATACGATTAGCGTAATACTCGGCTTTGCTCTTATGTCTATTAGATATATCCACCAGTTCAGCCATTGTTGGCAAATCAGTATCCTGGCCTTGTTTTCTTACAACCCCTTTGTTCCAAAACTGATAACTTATATTGACCGGCAGTTCTGCCAGGGTATAGTAGATTAATGTGTCGATCAGATATTCGTCGAGTAACAATTTATAATCTGCGTTTACCGGATCAGTTACCGTCCCATCCCCGACGATGCCTTGTATCTTATCAAATAACGCGGTGCCCAATATTGGTTTTATAAAGGCATCCTGAACGTATTTAATATCAGGGTAGATCAACTTCGGGTCAATATTCCCATGTATTGCGGTACGCTCTTTAAGTATATTATCCGATATCAGTAATATGTTTTTTGACATGGTTATTTCTTTTTTACGACAATATTCGAGCGCCACATATGCCTGCATTCAGGACTTTTACCCCACCATCCACCTTTACGATCCCATACGCTATACCCTAACCGCTGACTTATTTTTTCGATATCAGCGCGGCTATATAATCTGTTAAGGGCAATCATCTTTCGACAGAAAGGGCGTGTCGTAGGAATTACCGCAGGGCCGATGCCTGGTTTTACCTCATAACTATATTTAATCGAAATCTGAGCCGGTGGATTTTTAATTACATCCGGGGGCGGCGTTATATCTAAATTCTCGGGAATCGTTCGCTCGATAATTTCGTCGGGGCCATCCATCGTTGTGCTGGTTTCGATATAACCACGTTTTATCAGACTATCAATCTTTGATTTCACATATGATTCAGTCTGACCAATTGCTTCTGCGATAACCTCGGGTGTTATTCGTTTGTCGCCTTTAATGAGTTGAATAATTTGATCTTCAGTTTTAGTTACATCATATGTTTTGAAAGCCTCCTGAATAAAAATAGATTCATCACTTTCCATTTCAATATCATCAGAGAAAAATACCTTCTTTGACTTCAATATTTCGAAATCATCCCGGTTTTCGCCGCATTCATCGAACATAGAAATAATCGAATCTTCTTCTTCCTGAGCGGACATTGCTGCGGGCTTAATCCCGAGCACATCATTAATATCGTTATCGCTTAATTGAAGTCCAGTTCTTAATAGAACTCTTGCGGCGGCCTCCGTTAATTGTCCTTTTGAGTATTGGCGAATTATGCGAACTAATTGCTGATGCTGTTTCGCATTCAGGTTTTTAATGTTGTCATTTATTGGCAATTCATCGTTTGCTTTTGTTGGAGTAGATTCAGCTGGTTTAGGCGCCGGAACAGTAACATCAGTAGCTTTATTGTCTGCTCCTATGTTTGGTAAATTCCATTGGTCCTGTGGAATGCCAAGTTTCTGAAACACGAATACTTTCGGTAAAGAATTAATAACGTCTTTAACATCGAACTGAACACCAATAGGGTCAGTCTCTCTTAGTTTATATTCGGCTTTCTGAGCGGAGAACGACATCACATAATTCAATTCCTGATCATAAGCATTCGCTTTTGGATTTGAATACGTGGCCTTAAAAAGATCGTAGGCCGCTTTTAACTCAGTATTGCCCCCCAATTGCCCTTCCGTTTTGATGCCGAATAACATCGGGCTGGTTACACGATGGCCGCTGAATATTTCCTGCTGACAGGTTTTATTCAGTTCAATCATGTGTTTGTCAAGGTCGTTCGCTGACAGATCATTTACCTCAACGGATTTTGAGGCATTCGCATCGTTAAAAACAAGCAGGAATTTTCCAGCGTTTTCAGCGCCGGCAAATTTCGCCGCCATTCTTCTTTCAATCTCGCGTTTCTTTTCTTCAGTTGGTTCCCCCTTAAAAAACTGAATCATTTTGGAAGGGGTCATTCCATTCCGGATAGATGAGAGGTAATACTTACTTATCTCAATATCGGTTTCTACCCAGTTGTTGCAGCCAATATATTCAGGTAATGGGTAGTACCGCGTTTTGGGCCTATACTCATTATAGGCGTAAATCTGTGAGCCTACCGGATTGTTTGGATTAAAAGCGGGAATAAAAATTTCTTCATCGCGGTTTAATGGTTCCCAATTTTCTTTAAAATAGTAACCGCCTGCTTTCCCAACCCGAATAGTGGTATAATCAACGTGATATATCTCCTTCACTTTTAATGCAGCATTCCAGATAATTTCCCATCTAAAACCACCGTAAAGCTCTATATCGAGAATGGATTTTTTTGAAATATCATTTAGCGTATCCCCGAGGCGATTGACGACGATATCTCCATTCTCATAACCTTCACCGAAAACATAAAATGCTTTGCCGGCGATGATGGCGCCGTGCTTTGCAGATTTATTGAATAAGTAAGTAAGATATGAAGGGTAATTATTATCTACCCCGTACTTGATATAATCTTTATTCTTGCTTTCTTTGAATACCGGAATTTTACTATCAGCAAACTTCAATACAATGAACTCCGGCAAACTTTCCGAAATCTTAGATTGATCCTGTGTTATAGGTGCTGTATTATCCATTGTACATTTTGAAAGTTTGAGCCTGATTGTACATAGTGAATGCAAACTCAGTTGTTCTGACAAGCATTAACTTTCCCCTTTCAAGCAGTCCGTTTGTTAATGCCGGGTTTAAATTGCTCCCATTATCCTGTTGGTACACTTCATAATGCCATTCACCTGTTTGCTTACCTGCGAATAGAGTAGCCGCGTTAATCGTGAATTCGTTAAACCTGTCGGGGTATAGACTTTCATCATCAATTTCACCTTTCACAAATACTACCTGATCTTTTGTGACGACATGCGTGAACACAAACAGGTAATAAGGCGTCGGTATTGTCACGTATTCAGTAAGTGTCAATATCAGTTCTACAGCCGTATCATCTTGCTTAAATTCGAGCATTACGGTATAAATAGAAAAAACCGCGTTTTGTTTCCAAAAGCGGTTCCCCCAGTTTTTCTTATGAAGATTAGGTTTGTAACGTTGATATTACTGAAGCACTCACGAACGGGGCCAGCTCCAATTCATTACCGGTAAAGTTCAATGTATACCCGTTTCTGTCGCCCCAGGCTACGCCGGTTGTGGCGTTACCTGTCTGAAGCATCAATCCATACTCCCGGCCAAATAGACGGTAAGTGTCGTTGTTATCTTTTATAACCACAACAAGCCTGTTCTTGGCGAGTAATAGAATTTCATTACGCACGGCGACATTCTGCTTGTTAATGACGATCGTTCCTTTTTGCGGATAGAATAAGGTCCCGTTCTGACGGTTGCCTTGAATGTCTTCCTCGAAGTTGGCTGTTTCCAGAACAAGCTGATACTTACGGAAGACTTTCCCAGAAACCTTTGTGATGGCCGTGAGCGTTCCACTGCTCTCTGTATAAGACGCAATATTTTCCAGCTCGATCAGATAGCATTCTTTGGTGCCACCGACACCGGTATCACAGCCAAACGAATAATCCTGTGTTAAAGCGCAATTAGCCATGCTATGATATGGTTAAGGCCGGTTATTAGCCGGCCCGGTTATTAAACTAATTTGAAGGAAACCACCTGGTCAGGGAAGGCGATGTTAACGCCGTATTTGAACTCAGTTTTAAAGCGCAAGTAATCTTTGAACTGATCCTGCATGATCTCCCACTTTTCTTCTTCGTTTTCCAAATCCACCCCCGCGTACATGTTACTCATGCGCATTGCAAAAAGGCGACTGGTGCCATCCAGACCATGCACGGCGGTGAGCTTGTAGTTCGTGCCCGGAATAATAACCACGCCATTCGCTGCACTCACTTCGCTACCCGTAGGCGCGAAGTTGAACAGATTCTGATCAGTGAATGCGTTAATGAATTTGTTGAATGTATCCCATCCGCAGAAGATGCGAATATCGTCCTGTCCCATAATGTCAGCAGGCAAAGCCAGCCACATTGAATTAACGACAGCCTTTACATTTGAAAGGGTGATCCCGCCGGCAACAGTTGCAAGAGGCGTTGTTCCCATATATGGAGCCTGATTGGCAACTATTGCTGTACCGGCTGCGTCAATAAGTTTGATGTAACCATCGAAGCGGCTAAGGTTAGCGTTACCACTTGTGGTATCGCCTTGCCATATCGCAATCTCCAATTGTTTCGCAATAGTAGCTGATTTGAGATCGGTATACTCCTGCTCGAAAGGGATCTGTTGTTCTTCCGGGATACTGCCTGCGGCGAGCTTTTTGCTCAGGTATTTTTTATTGAGCGTTTTAACGCAGATATCTTCCACCACTGCAATTTCACCTACAGTTACTTTACGTTGAGTGATAGAAGTTGTACCGCTGGAAACCTTTGTGCAACCGGCGCCATTTTGGAAAATGGCATCGGTTCCGAGAATATTAATCTGCTCGGCGAATTTTACGCCGGTCATAACCGTGCCTTCGCTACGGATAAGGTCGGCTGTTTTGCCACCGAATAAAGATTTCGCGATGAGCAAATCTTCGTTTTCGATAACATAATCCACCAGGGTTGATACGTCTAAGGCCATATGAATATTTTAATTGGGTTAGTATTCTTGTTTTTAGTTCTGTTTTTTAATGTCTTTGAGTGCCGCAGCGATTCCCAGCACAGCGTTTTCCTTTTTCAAAGTCCTTTCGAACTTTTCCTTTTTCCCGCCCGTAAGCGTTTTCGGATCGTCGTTCGGCATTTCAACCAGCTGGCCCGTTAATTCCAACAGGCTGGTGATTGTTCCTTCAAGCTTTGTGATTGTTTTTGCCTGTTCATCAATTTTCGCAAACGCGCTTTGCATAGCGGTAATTTGAGCAGTGGGAGTTCCTACAGTGTCTTTATAAACCTGTATTGCCTGATTCTCATTGCCCTCACGGATCTTGTAACCGAAGTTGCATTCCATGAGCGCCTTCACCATGATTTCAACCGCGGCCAAACGTTCTTCGGGTGTGCCGGTGTAAAACTTTTGATACATGGCCGTTATCTGTTCGGGCGTCATTTCAGCCAGCGTAACAGGCTGAGGCGGTGTTGCGGCAGGTACAGGAGGCGTGGGCGGAGCAGGTGGTGCTGCAGGAGGCTTTGCCATACCATCATCGATAGGTGTACCGGGCCCTTTGCCATCAGGATCATTCACACTTGCTACAACTCCACCGGTAACGGTGAAAACAAAGTTGGAACCTGTGACAGTATAAGTTCCATCCGGATACGGTGTAGTCATTGCAGAATCGGTATACACTTTATCATTCACATCAATGTCAGGCATACCGTCGTCAGAAATATCTACGTATACCGGTGAGCCGTTATTGACCGCATAACCACATGATGTAGTTGCTGCAGGCGCGGCCGGTGGTACTGGTGGAGCAGGCGGCAAAGGAGGTGTTCCATCGAACGCAGCCTTTATTTTTAAAAAACGTTCTTTAAGCGTCATACTCTAAATATTTTCAGTCAATTTTTGTTTCGTTTATGATTCTCTCAACTTTCTTCATGGCCCTTTCCAACCTGAAACCCGTGGGCACATACCCTTTCCCTAACCAGTCATTCATCTGCTGGATTTCATCTGTGAGAGTCTTGATAAGTGTCTGAGCAAAATCAAAAAGGCGAGAGTCTTTAGGTACAAGCACAGCACACTGTAGAATCTCCTGAAACTCGCTTATCGTTTCTTCCAGGAAGCAGGCATCGTCCATTGTGAGATCGTTGGCTGAGCTCATCTTTTGTGGGACAGGTACGTAATTGAATAATCCTTCAACGCTGAAACCTTTTATAGTTCCGGCTTTCACGTCTTCCCAAACCGTAGGGTTATTTACTTTGGCCGATATGAACCAGCTACCATCGGCTACATCTTCAAATCCGGCCATAGGACCAATACCGAGAGTAGAATCACTGACGAATGAATTGAAAATGGTTACGTCATTTACTTTCTGCTGAGCATCATGGAATAAATTGAAATTCTTCAGGTAACCTTTCGCGGAGAATTTTTCGACAATGGATTGAATGGCGGGTTTGTCGAATACCACGTAGTACTCACCCAGCTGATCATCCTTACGATAGATAGGCATATCCGCGATCATTGCCGGGCCTGAGATAATGCGTTTTTCCTCATTGAGAATGAAAGCAGTCTTTTTTTGCTGGGCCTTGAAAGCCTGAAAGTTGCGCTCAATGGCCGGACGGTCAACCAGACCTATATAGTTGACTTCTAAGTCACTGTCAATATTTGGATCAATGCGGGCCTTATAAACCTGTAGCTGCATGTATTAAATATGCAGCAGCTACTTTTGTTTCATTTAGACTATCTTTAAGTCATGGAACTACCGAAAGAATTTACCGGAGATGGTTTATACGTGCATGCGGAAGCAGGGATATACGCAATCGTTAACCCTATAGGAGAAATTTATATTGGTCAGTCAATTGACCTTGAAGAACGAATTAGACAACACAAAAAATTAGCAGGTGGTCGACATCCATTACTGGCGAGTTCGATGGTTCGGCATGGCCGTAAAAATCATCGTTACTATCTTGTTATGGAAATGAAAGAAGAAGTGGACCAAAAGATTTTAACTGAATGGGAGAAATTTTATATTAAGAAATTGTCTGATGAAGGATATAAGTTATTGAACTGCAATGCTGGTGGTGTTGGCGGGAAAAAGGGAAGCTTCGGTTCTACAGGTCGAAAAATAACCCACCAATTGAATTATGACAAATATCAGCAACCGTTATAAACTGACGATTAATTGACCATGCGCAATTGTTTCATTTAAAGGGATTTTGTACGTTTACTAGCCTATTTGTTACATTTATACTTATTCAGTATTTTCGGTATAAACCACACGCTATATGAAAAAGGTATTCGCTATTGGACTGCTCATATTTTCGCTTTCCTGCAAAAAAAATCACGAGGCGCCGGGCCCAACCAACCCTCCGACTGTGACCAGCATTTCAGCTTCTACAGCAGTCACAGGAAGCGTAACACATCCCCAATTCACTATCACTTTAAATATTCCTGATACTAACGTTGTTGCGGGGTTTTATATTTATCTTAAAGCAGGCGGCATCCCTGCAGCTATATTAAGACCGAAAACCGGGACATACACGTTAATCGATTTTTATAACTCATACCCTTTACTGCCGGGCAAAACGGAATATATTTCATCCTTTTTAATGACAGATAACAGCAGTGTTTATAACGCAACATTCACTATTAATTAATGTCCCAGAACCGCTGCGCCTGCCAATCGTGCCGCTCGGTTTGCTGCGTTAGAACTATCGCTTTCTACCACATATGCACGAACTGCGTTAACGCCACCAGCCGCGGCGTTACCAATGTCGTTAATGCTTTGTTGATCGATTTGTGTAGAGGTTTGGGTTGGCGCCACGGGTGCCGCGGGCGTTACGAGCGCTGTAGGCGCTGAACCGCCCGCATCTGCAGTGCCAGGTATCTTAGTAGCAATTATCTTTTTCACTGCATCCAAACCTGTTTTCAGGGCGCCGGCCGCCGCAGCAATGCCAAGCGTAATACCAATGGGGCCGGGTATAGTCGTTACCATTCCTCGGTAGGCGCCTACAGCGGACTGATAAGTTTGAATAGTAGTTTGAGCGATAGAAAGCGCCTTGCCTAAGACGGTTTGCTTCCCGGCAATCTCAGCGATAGTTCCGAAAGTACTTGCTATCGCGTTTCCTACGGCCTGATTATGGGCTCGTTCCTGGTCACGTATATTTTTGCGAGCTTCGGCAAGCGCCGCTATCTTGGTGTTGTATTCCTGCTCAGTAATAACTTTATCATCAAATGCCTTTTGCACTAATGCCTGCTCCTGATCAACTGCCTGCTGCTTTAGATCGAAGTCAAAGTTCTTTTTATCAATTACACCTTTAAGTCGCTGTTCTTCCAGTTCAAAAGCTTTCTTTTCGTCTTCCTTCTTAAATTTGTCCTCTGCCTTTTGTCTGTCGGCGCGATATTGTTCTTCCAATGCTTTCTTGATGGCTTCGAGTTTTGCGCTGTCATCCTTGTAATGTTCGATCGCCTGTGCAAGTTTTTCCTGATACCCTATCTCTAATTGAAGGAGTTCGTTTTTACGCGTGTCAATTACTCCATCAAGTTTTGTTTTAGCGAGAATTCCATTTAATTCTTTTTGAAAATCAGCTTCTTTTTTCTCAACCTCTTTATTATGCTTATCAGTTATTGCGTCGCGCTGAAGATTCGCCTGTATGTCAAGGGCAGCGTTGAGTTGATTGAGCTGATCACGGGTAATTTTCTTTTCCTGAAATGCTACCTGATTGGCCCGTTTCTCATCGTCGATCCGGTTTTGCAGGGCTTTTAGTTCCTTCTGGTAGCTGTCCTTTATAGTAGCCAATTCGTTTTCCTGCTCCAGTTTGGTGAGTTTATTGGTGAACTCGATCAATTGCTCCCGTGCTTTCTTGGCTTCCTCTGCTGCCTTTCTCGCAGCCTCTTTGCGTTCTGCAAGCTCCTGCTTTTCTGCAGCGGTTATCTGCTTATTTATGCGGCGAAGCTCGTTTGCGTTTTCCGTTTCTACATTTATCTGCTCAATCTTGATTTTATTGATTTCATCCTGATTCTTTCGAGCCCCATCTTTTTCTAAAGTTAGCTGCGCTATCTTATTTTCGGCTGTCCGTTTTGCAAGGTCAATGTCTTCTTTGGCATTTTTTTCGGCCTCTTCCCGGAGTTCAAGCAATGCCTTTTTACGTTCTGCAAGAGGGACAGTTTCATCGGTAGATTGCTCTCGAAGTATAGCCAGTTTCTTTTGCCTTTCAGCCTGGTCGAGGTCGTTAGCCAGTTGTTCGCGATGAAGTTCCTGCGCCTGCTTGGTTAACTTTGCCATCGCGTTAAATGCATCCGCAGCGGATTGGGCAACGCCTTTGATTTCCTTAACGGCACCGCTGAAGTCGAATGTGAAAAACTTAACGATCGCACTGCCTATTTTCCCAAGATTGTCCAGCAACGATTGTGCAGCAGCTTTTACTCCGGCAAATATCTGTTCCACTTTTTCCGCTCCTTCAAACGTATTGGTAAATGCTTTATAGAGCAATGCAAGAGCTGCTACGATAGCGGTAATAATTAGCACAATTGGGTTAGCAAGAAGTGCATTAAACTTGGCATGTAACTTACTTACCCCCTCCCCTGCCTCACCTGCTGCGCCCGGCAATTGACCGAGCCCCTCCTTTATTTTTGCGAAATGCTCGCTTGTTCCTTTGTTGGCGTTATTTAGCTGATTTTGTGCTTTCGCTAAATCGGCCTCCGCGGTCTGTAGCTTTTTTAATGCTGCCACTTGTTCATCTGAACCGGCCTGCGCGTTCTTAAACTCTTTCCTTAGATCAGCTACAGTCCCTTTTAGCTTAAGCACATTTTTTACGGCATCATCCATATTCGCCGTTAACTGCGCTGCTATTATTTGAGTATCCGACATTATACGGTTGTTTTATTGTGCTTTTTAAATTGCTCGTATTCGTATTTGTCTTTCGCCTTCAGGTACATTAGATCGTTAAGGGCTTGTCTTATTGGCAGGCCAAAGGCTTCGTCAAGGGTTATGCGTTCGTACTCAGCCACCTTGGAAGCCGAATATATCCAACCATATCGCTTATTAAAGCGATCTTCCTGTGTATCACCCGATACTTCTTTGTCAAGCCCGAAAAGATCTTTATATTCATTATTGAACCCAGTGAAATTTTCGATTATCACTTTCAAACTACCTGTGATTTTGGTGACAGGCTGGATTAAAAAATAGCTTGCCTTCCTTCTGTGGTCTTTCGCTTTATTTTTTCTTAACCACGCATTACTCATCGTCGCTAAAATATAATGAGCATTCTGCAACGGTTTGTTTGACAGAAAGAATGCAAGCTCGATGTATTGCCCAAATGTTATTTTCGAAATGTCATAGGTGATAAAATATCGGCCTATCTTTTCGAAATGCTTTTCCGGGAATGGGGCGCTGAATATCTTACTTATTTGTTTGGTATACTTCAATACTTTCTTTGGCACCATATTATCTAACTCATATTCCGTTTTATCAAATATCACGCATGCCGAAAAAAGTACTTTATCAATTTCTGATATTGGTTGATTATTAATTTTTTCAAGCTGCTGGTACTTTGATAATGTTATATCCTGCCAATTCATTTTAATAGGTTCTATGCAGTATGATGAATTTTTCGCCCGTATTAGTCGCTGTTCCCAGTCCGATTGTAGTATCGTCCCAGGTATATTCATCACTGGCAGGGGCACTGCCAACCTCATAAATAAATCCTAGACCACGGCCGATTACAAGTATTTGCCGGCCCGAAAGGGCTGGAATAGTTAGTGACGTTCCTTCAGAACCTGTACAGGTATAGATAGTTCGTTTAACACCGTATACTTCTTTCGCCTGAGCCACTGTAATAGACTTAGCTACTCCATTTACAGGATCAGCTTGCGCTAATAGGTAGCTGTCATTCTTCGCTTCCGAGTCACTTGCCGCAGTTAATTGATTTATTTTTTTACTCATATTCAATAATTTAATAGTGCTTGCCAATGACATTGTAATTTCTACCGGTTGCCATAGTAACCGTGTGGCTTAACGTCACAAAGGAGCCTGTAAAGCCAACCACATTATATAAATTTCCGTCAACGTCATCATTGATTTGAAGGTCGCGTTTCTTGCTGGGGGGTCCATCCACATCTACCCTTATTACGTCACCGGAGAATATCTCGAATGAACCTGAAGCAGAAGACGTGGCACTAATTATTATGATTCCATTTTTGTATATCTTAAATGATCCTCCGAATACGAACCTTACCCAATTCCAGTTTAAATAAAAATGCGTTGGCGGTGGTGGTGGTGGCGCTACCCCGCCTCCGCTTCCTCCGGTAGTATCCCCGTCGCCGGGATTGCCCTGGCAACTGTCATATAACAGGGCATCGCCGGTGTCATCATCTAGTGTATTAGCATCCGTCCACAGCAGGTAACACCCATCGGGCGGCCCACTGTTAGACGCCGCTTCTGAATAAGCAGAGAGATTAACCTTTAATAATTCTACGACGCAGTCGTTCGGCTTTACAGCGTCATAATCTTTGATAGCGTTTAGCCGGTAGGCAATACCATCCACGTATATGAACTTTGAAAAATCAAGATTGAGAATATCCTTTGCATTTAGGTAAAAATTACCACTAACCAGCTTGCTATTCTTATCCGTGATCTCAGCCATGTAACCAGACCAGTACACGTTAAACTGATTATTACTGAGATTGCCGCCGTTTAATATAAAAAACAATTCTTTGGTCGCGCCGAAATTCAGGTCATTGGCAGGAGTTTTAGGATCATCGAGATGTCCTGCATACCCATATTTAGTAAGTGTATTAAGAACAGTGGCGCCATTTTTAACATCCCACGCAGATACGCCCGTGATTTTTTTTGTTTGAAGAATACGAATATTACTATCTGTGTTTTCCTCGGTTGGGGAAGCATCACTACCGGTTCGCTTGAAAATGGTGGGGTACACTTTATCTTCTCCACCATAACCTACTAGTGGTGTAGCGCTGAATAATATCTCAAAAGATTTCTCCTGTGTCGTGAACTCAAATTGGCTGTCGTATATTCTGTCGCCGTATCCTTCATTATATCGCTTGCGATAAAGGTCATTATAGTAATCACTATCGCTTTTGAACTTGAAGTTGTAGACCTTCGCGTTCAGTTCGCTCATCGGAAGTACCTTTGTGATCTTATTTCGGTTGAGCTTATAAGTCCAGTCTATTGCGTTAGCTGTGTTCTTGCTGTAGAAATCGATATATGGTGTGATGTGAATAAGGTAGGGATCTTGTTTGTCTTCAAGGACGTACAGGTTAAATAGCTTTACTATCCCTACTAAAAAGTCAATGCGACGTATATTCTGAGGGATTTGATCATTGACTTTTACCGTATCGCCAATTTGAATAGGAACTGCGACGCCGGAACCACCTTGCGCCGTGATACTGAAATCTGATGTATCAAATTGGAAATTAGTTATAGCTCCGGTAGACCCTTGCGTTAGTCTCCATTCTATAGTATCACCGGGTGCAAGACTAATCGGAACCGTGATCCCATCGCCCAATGAAAAAGGCGTATTAAATCCTCCGACACTATACAAGAACGTATTACCTTCGCCGTTCTTCCAAAGTATAATACTATATGTATCAAAGCCTCCGGACGCTGTAAAATGGCCCGTAAATTTAAATGTCAGATTTACGTTGGTTATTGCAGTTCCGTTAAATGTGAAGACAGTTTTACCGGCATTGGCGGTAAAACCACTTCCTGTAGCTGTATTGAATCTTACAAGAACACCCCCGGTTATCGACCCGATAGGCGGTGCTGGTGGCGTTCCATAATAATCGACAATATTATGCGCGGTATAAAGATTGGTCAGATTAACCGTCATAATCTTTTTGCTATGCGGAATAACGATACTTTTGAACCGAGGCGTATCGAATAACGCGCAATCCCACCTGTAGCCCGCTGCGGTAAATATCTTGTCTATGTATTCCCTAACGTAGAGTGCCGGCCGGAAGGTGTGAATATCCCAGTTGTGCTTATCCGTCGAATAGGTACCGTAATCAATCAAAGGATAGTATACACCGGTTCCACCGGGGTTGTCCCAACTGTTAACTATATTAGCATCGTTATATACGTGGTCGTAGGCTGAAAAATCAAGCGTTTCAAGCAATGCACTTGCAAGAGCATAATTGAGCGAATAAATATTACCGACCAACTGCACCTCATATTCTACCCTCCCCTGAAAGCCATTCGATATATTGATCTGCAGCAATCTTAATACTCCCTGAAAGGTCTGCATCTGATCCTGAAAAACGATACACTGAGCTGACTTTGCTGCATTAAAATTCGAATTAACATTCGGCAAAGCGGCATTATAGTAATTCGCCTGCCCCACCTGAAAGATGTTCCCGAATATCCTGTTGTTGTTTGCTGTTCCAGGTAGCACGACCGTTTTACTCCACGATGTGGAACGGGACGAAAAATCTTTTACATCATCGATAGCAAAGTTCATTAGCGCCGGCAGATCAGCACCGATATCAACCTTATAACCTTCCATGTAAAGTTCAGTGATCATCTGTATTGCGTATTAAACCTGTCTCCGAATTGAATATTAAGTGTGAGGTTGGTCAGATCATCGTTAATCACTTTCTTCGGTTCGTAATTGTTTTGCGTTATCGATACGGGATAGAAGTAGCCATTCATTTCAATAAAAACCATGGGAGAAAGAATAAGATCCTGCAACCATTGGTATTCCGCATCCGTGAGAATATCGGTATTGAGCGTCATCTTTTCAGCCCATGTCGTAGCATATGTAGTATTCTGCTCACGGTAAACTTTTGTAGTCGAATCAAAATAATGAGGCTGGCCGTCGTTGGTTATCAGCACAGCACTGGAACCGTAAGAACTTCTTTCGATGGGGTCGAGAGATTGACGACTAACTTTGGTAAAATCCCGGCTTTCAAAACCTCCATATCTATTGAGAAAGTGCAGCGTATATACATCGTACATGGCCTCGCAAACCAGGTTGAACCGGTAAATACTGTCACCCGTGATATTAGTCGTGTCAAACTTCACTGTATAATAAGTGGTTGACGCGTTAATAAATCCGGGCACCCCTGCGTTAATAGCTGCCGGGGACACATTAAAAAGCTGCTGTTCGTTTGTGCTTGTCGCTGTTGGGGTAAATGGCTGGGTGGTCGTACCGGCCAGCGTAGAGCCGTTATAGGCGTTAATAACCAGGTTGATCGTTGTGTCATCGGATGGAAGGAATGGCACAAAGCAATATTTTGAACCCTGATAGACAGGTGTGGCATATGGTCGTACCGTCATGGCCTTGTCGATAACTGAAGAAAGGACGGTAAGCGTGCCGGCCTGACGGGTATTATAATGATTAAAGTATGTCTTCTGCGTATCTACGATCAGATTCGGGTAAGTCACAAATCCGTATTCTTCCCCGAACTTGCACTGGACATTTACGTAAAAGGCGTTTTCTCCTACCTTCTGGGCTCGCAAATTATTGGCTGCCGGCAGGAATTGCATCAGCAGGTAATTCCTTACCACATTTCCGATATTGAAAATGCCTATCTTATCATCCGGGCGGGGGAATGCCTGTAGTCTGGCCTGCAGTGCCCCATACATATACACATCACAGACATATTTATAATTCGGGTAAGTCGTTGAATTAAAAGGCTTGGTATCTTCCAAGAGCGTAAATATCAGGTCGCTGTGGGCGCTGAAGTAAGTACCAGGGGAATAAATAAGTGTGAGTGCCATGCCATAAATATTAAAAGGCATGGTTTGTTTTTGGCAATAAAAAAACCGGATTTCTCCGGTTAATTCAAGAGCAGGGATTCTAACCCCGCGTTACGCTACTCCTCCGGCATCAGCGCCATGCCGTGTAGCTTTGCCTTTCGACTTTCAGACTTTAACTGTTAGGCGCTTCCTCGTCCATCTTGAATGTTTTTATTTCAGGCTGTCGATAATATCAATGCGTAGGGCTGTGCCAAGTCGTTCGGATACTTTGTTTTTTGTGGTAGTAACGGCCTTGTCCATGAAACCTGATGGCTTAAGACCGTGCTGTTTGATAGACCGGGCAACGGCATAGGTATTATCGTATTGAGCTATTGATTTACGTCTTGTCTCATGTTTGCCATAGCCCTTATATTTCTTTACGGTCCGGGTGCTGATCTTTGCGTTTTCGATCCAGTCGGCAATAGCCTTGTACATCTTCCGGGAGACGACTTCATTGCGGAAACTATATCCAGCTGTGCTGGAACCGCCTCTCGTTCCTTTTACGCCCTTGTTTATGAAGGCGCCGTAGAAATTCATCAGCACGTCAATGGCAACAGTTTTAGCATTTTGAGTGGGATCGTCGGCAATTAATGATTCTGATAATTTGCCGGTGGCTACATGGTTGGATTTATTCAGATTGTTTTGAGCGTCTTCAATGAGTTCCCCGGCCAGCAGGAATAATTCAGTGAGCGTATTACGTGGCGGCATACCTTCTTTGCCTTCCCCGATATTATCGAGAAAACCTTCAGCAAGTGCAGCGGCTTGTGCTTTGGAGATGCTCATAATTCAATCATATTTAATTGCCCATCCTTCCCGCCAAGTATCTCATATAACTGGCCTTTATGTCCTAAGTAGACAAGAATACCAGTTGAGGTTATCGCCATGCAGGAGGAAAGGGTCATGGGATTATTGGTTCTTTAATTGTCAGTTCTTCGCCGGTTAATGCGAAGTAAAGGTTTTGTAGCTGGTGGACGTATTTGGTGCTTGCTATTTTCCCGCATCCTGCTTTATATAGATCGAAAATATCTGATCCATGGATATGCAGATCAGGATGAACATTAGAAACATAATAGCTCTCTGATTGCTTTTCAAATCCTAACCATTCCAGCCATTCGGGAGTAAGGGGAATGGCATGACACAATTCTGAATCATGATGGCTATGGTTTGCGAAATGAACAATGGCTTTCCCATCTTCGCGATTGAAGCCATTTGCTTTTTGTATTCCTTCCGGCGTGTCAAACAAGCTCCCTATTCTTATTTCTGTTGCATTTATCATACTTAAAGATACTCTTTTTACCAGATACTCGGGCCATCTGACATATGGGAGGCCGTTTGCCATTTGTACCATGCCAATGCCAATGCCATCACATCATCATCGTGCTCACCTTCCGGCGCCGAATAGACAACCCCTGTACGGGTATAGGTAATCTCAAATTGTTCGAGCTGATGCCGTAGCTTTCCGGTCCCGTTTACCACATCGCCATCGTCGGCAATAAGCAGCTTCCGGCTTTGGATGCCCACGGCCAGCCCCTCCATTAGTCGTTGTTTGCTGGCCGGTGTAAAAATATATCCTTCGATTTGAGGGTTAACTTGTTGAACTTCTGACAACACTACATCCCCGACCCCGGTGCTGTCCTGCGCTGCGGGAACACGCGGAAGATATTTGATCGTACTAATCACATGCGGCCACCCTGTTCGCGTAAAGTTGTGGTAATGGCTCATAGTAGCCAACCTATCAAGCCCGATGATTGAAGTGCTGTCGAACTTATTTGCCACGTCAATGCCATGGCATACCGATGGTTCAGTTGATAACGTGGGCACACAAATAGCAGCAATATATTTTAATCCAAATGGATTGCTACCGTCTTCGCTGGCCTCCGCCAAGTAAAGCTCATTGAAAACGCTCTCAGGCAAGTCGCGTTTGGCTGCTTCGATTTCTTCAAGGAATGGCCGGCCATCTTTGGTCATCATTCCACAACTTGCAGCATCGTAGGCCGTGATCTTGAAGAATTGGTAATCAGGATCATTACCAGCTTTGGCCCTCATGGCAAGTTTGTAGCCCCAATTTTTTTTTGATTTGGCGTTACCTATGAATTTACCTTTGCCGCCTGTACTGGTTATAGTTGAACGCAATGCGAACCATGCAGCTTCCCGAGCCCTGGTGAACTCGTCAAATACGAAGGCGTATACATCATCGCCATATAGGTTATCCGGCTTCTCCGCTGTTTTAAAGTGAATCTTGACCCCGGTTACCAGGGTAATGATAAGGTTAGTTTCATTCGCCTTGTAAAAGTTCCAATCACTTATCTGCACCTTCATGCGGTCAAATGCTATTCGCGCCTGTGTAAAAGTGGGAGCTATCCACCATACAGATTGATTAGCGCTGCATTTCAACGCTTCCTCGAATAGCCAAACGATATGACTGGCTGTTTTGCCTACTTTCGTGCTGGCTATGGTTACGGTAAAACGGGCCTGCGCATCAAGGATGGCTATTTGGTAAGGATACAGAGGCGGGCGGGTATAGTTGATCTTAACGGCCATCAATTACTTTTGCTGGAATCCTATACACTCAAATTTCATTTCCGCCCCTGATGGTAAACAGCGGCTAACTAATACATGGTACTCACCCTTAAGTCTTTCTTCGATAAGGGTCTTATGCTTTTCGCTATCTTTGTCTGAGACTGTTAGCGGTACTTTAATAATTAAGATAGGCTTTGCCATATTTTTTTATTTTATTCGTTTGAAAATCCTGTTGTGCACCACATTAAACACCTCCGCATAATACTCATTCGGTAATAGTTCATCAACCGCCCGGCTGACTTCCTCGATACCTTTGAAATATCCTTCGGGCATATTGAACTTGCAGCCAGCGTCATCGATAACCAGGTAACCGCCCACTTTAACAAATGAAGAATACCGGTATACATCATGCCGCGCCACCTCGTAACTATGGCCGCCGTCGATATAGATAATATCGTACATCTTCTTACTGACCTGCTCCAATACTTCTGCATCCGTGCTGAGGCCCTTTATAATCGTTGGTTGTTTCAGTTTGAATGTTTGATGCAGCAGCTCAATATCTTCCGCGTAATTGCTTTCCCAGTGGCCGCCGGTGCTATCCAGTGGGGTGATACCGGTAATGCTGGCCTTTGGCGAGAGCATGCGGATAAGCCCCAATATTTGGCCGCGAAACACACCTATCTCCAAAAACTCAGGCGCAGGGATATCGTCAATAATCAGCTTCCACATCCATAAGAATGAGCGTTCACCGAACCCGAAAACCTTTTCCTCGATCCAATCGCGGTAGGCTTTGAGTTTTGGATTAGCGTTTACCTGCCTGGTAAAGTATTCGTTAATGGTCTTGTGGCTTTCGGGCGTGTCCTGCCAAATGCTCCGAACTTCTTTTATGCTGTTCATGGTTTTGGGCAATAGTTCATAAATCTTACCCATTGGGGTATGGCCGTTGCCATGGATGAATAAGGGCGTTGATTTGGTAACGGTATTCGTGAATCGGCCTTTCATATCAAAATCACTATCCGGGCAGAAGCCTAATGTCTGGAATATCTCACAGACATAGTCCAGCTTTAACCATCCTTCATTATGAAGTTTCAAGAACTGATTGGTCAACCAAACCTAATCATTCAACTCAGTTGTGGGTGGCTGATCTTCGTATAGTCGAAGGAAGGCCCTTATCTCACCGCACCAGCCACCGCCGTTTACAAAATGCCACGGTGAATCGTTTAACGGATATTTACTTTCAAGTTCCGGATATGGATAACATGCGCGTTCTGCTGAGATCGATATTCCATTTCGCATAACCAATGATAAATCCAATGGACTTCCAACTGCAAAAGTATCCCAGGCGTCGGTATAAAGGAAGTGCGTATAGCCTTCCAATGACTTCAGGTATTTGTAGGTTTCGTGGATCTTGTCCAGAAAACCCGTCCACTTATGTTCAATGAAATGGAAGTCGTAGCCATGGTAGATCAGTGAGCGGCGAAGCTCAAAGCATTTTGAGAGGTCAGAGGTTGTGGTTATGACTTTAATCTTCATGGGGCTGAAAAATTCACTTAATGATGAATATGTTTTGCCGTTCGGATCATGATTCCATTTAAACATATGGGTTATAATAAATTGGTTCACGCCCTGCTATCATATCATGCACCAACTTATGGTATTCAGGAAAAAATTCTGCCGAATGCTTTGCCTTCCATTCGTTATACGCTGGTGCCCCTTCATCGATATGGTCAATATCGATATGATTAAGGAAACAGTTGTAAAAGCCAGCAAGGTGCGACCGGTGACACATCAGGTTATCTTCAAACCCATACTTTCCAGGCTGCCTGCTGAAACCTATCTTATCAAGCAGTGCGCTATTGAACAACGTACACGTCCCAATAATATCGGGCGTTCGTTCCACCGTCAACCATTTATGGCCTGGGGTATGCGGTAGTAATATCAATTCGCTCCTGTATTGCGGGTCGGGGTGCCACGGTGTTTGAATTAGATCTTTGCGCTTCAATCCGATTATGCCAATGGTCGGATCAACGCTTACACATTCTTCCATAAGGTCAGCCCAGCCGGAGTTGTGAATAGCTATATCGTCATCGATCTTAATCACATGCTCATTTTGGTCACGCCTTGCAATAATTTTATTAATGGCTCCGGCTGTGCCAAGATTTTCGGCATTCCAGAAAATTTGGCTTACGAGGCCATTACTCAACCAACCATGAATTATGTTTTGCGTTTCTGAGGTACCGCCATTTACCGACAACATCAATCTGTGACGCTTAATATTTACAGTGCGCGCAATGCTCGATAATGTCTTAAATAGATATTTATCCTTCTTATTTTCCTCGGTACAGTAAATTGCCATGCCTATAAGTGCCATATCAAATAATTGAAATATTTACTTTTTCTTTTTCGGGATCGACAGATTTATACTCGCCGCGCTCGAAACCCCATCGGGTATGTTGCAGGTTCCAACCGGTTTCAATCCGGGCATGGCCTTGCGAACTGATCAACTTCACATCAACTTCATTGTTCTGTTCTCTAACGGCAACTATCTCAGCATCGTCGCTGAAATGGCAAGAGGTAAATTTTAAGCCAACATGGATATTATTTTGCTGCGGCCGCATTTTTATCGTCGATGATGTTTTTTATGTGAAGGGAATGAGGCTTTGATAGGTTCGGTCTTCGGCGGCTCAGACTCTTTAGCATCCGCTGGCGGTTCCTGCTTTTGTTTTTCCAGCCATTCGTCATAATGCCGGTATAACTTCAGCACCATATCTGATACGCAAGGTCCACACCATAGATCAGTAGTATAGCCAGCCTGCCAATACTTACCGATGATCTCCTGCATGCGGGAACGCACTTCACCGGATAGGCTGCGCATGTAAAAAGCCTTCGTTAAGGTTTCGTGATGCGTTCGATTATCATTTAAGAATTGTATGTCTTCGGGGGATAGTGTCATACGGTTGCCCTCCATCCGTTTGCATTTTCATCCCGTTCCCACCCCAAAAATTCAAGCTGCCCAGCATCACCGGGAGGCATTGGCCAGCACAAATCACCCGCCCATATTTCGTCATGATCTGCTCGAATGTGATATCCGGACATTTCTAAGGGTCGGCTTTTCTCAATTATCTGAAGGCCCTTGATTAAATTTTCCGCTGTCATGCTATTACTTTTTTAGTCTCATATTCAAAAATCTGTTTCCTCATTGCATTAATCCGGTTGAAGTTGAAATGTTCAGCTACATACTCAGCCAGTTGCGCACCCGCCTCCTTCTGCCTTTTCCTGCTCTCAACCAATCGTTTGATATGCTTGATCCAATCAGACGGCTTACTGCAGTATAGAACTGGTAGATCGAGATAAGGATGCACTTCCGACACTATCACCGGCAGTCCCAGGTTAGCTGCTTCCAATATCTTCAGATTGGATTTATGGCGGTTGAATCTTGAATTAACCAGCGGCACAAGGCAAATGTCTGCATGGGCATAAGCCGCATAGTATTCAGTAATCTTCGTTGCCTCAATCAATTTATACTGATGTTTGAAGTCAGCGGTATAATCCTTAGCCATATGATACCAATCTTCGTGATCCTGCGCAAAGCCTGCCATTACCATTTTGATCTTGCCGGCCATTGGCGCCAATGCATTTATCGGCCCGCGCAGCAGGTTAATGTCGGCCCTATGCGTATCGCTGCCTTGCCAGAACAACCGGGTAAGGTGATAAGGTTGGCGCTCAATATCAAACTGTCCTTGCTTTGGTATGGCATTGGGGCACACATGAACGTTCTTGTTGTATGGCAATACTTCTTCTGCAAGGCGGGAATGAGTGACGGTAACAATATCCGCATCTTTGATCTGCTGTATCTGTTTCGCTGCAAAGCCAATATCAAGATAGTGCTGGTAAAGCACATGGTGTTCGTCAATCTCCCAGTAATCGTCCAGATCAACACATATCTTGAACTCATACCGATATTTCAGCTCTTTGATAATCGGTAAAGCGTGATCGGGAAGTATGCGGTTGTACATGAAAATATCGCAGCCTTTTTCGAAGTCTTCGACCTTTAGGTCATTGGTTATGTAAACATCGGTATCCCGCATCAACATTAGAGGCATGATGATACGATGATAGGCGGGGCCGCTGTTGGCGTTGACAAAGGCGATTATTCTCATGTAAATTCTATATAACGATTCTTGGCAATAGTTTCAATTGGTACTCCCTTTCTCAATAATTCACTCTCGCTAACGAAATGTCGCACATGCTGAACCCCACAATGTTTACATTCAAATCGCGTAACGAAATATGAATCTGTTCGAGCATTTACTATAAAGCGTCCAAACTTTATAACTTTAAAATCATGACCTCCTTCGTATTTCCAAAACAGAAACCGTTTTATATTTTTTGTACAACTCATAACCACCTCATTTTAATCCCTTCAACCATAGCCCCGCAAAAAAGTCCTCCCGGCAAATACATATACCAGGATTCAACATGAAAGATGAATGCAAGGATAAGAGCAAACCAGCCGGTAAGACACTTAACACAATTGAAGGGCTTAACCGATCCCCATTTCAGAACTTCAACCCACGTGAAGGCAGAAGCGAGCGCAAAGAAGATCACCTGGTATCCGGTTAACGTTGGGAATGTCGGTACGAATTGAAACAGCCAGTGCCTGAACCAGATGGCGGCAATAATGCCAAGAAACAACAACCAGTTTAATAATATCTTCATTGTAAAACCTTTTGCTTTATTTGTTCAATAGATGCCTGTATCGTTTTATAAGCACTGGAATAAGGGATGCGTGTCTTTTCTTCAATCGCCCGGTAATTTCCATGCTTCATATATAACTGCAAGAGTTCCTTATTATACCAGTACAAGTTGCTTATCTCACTGATGGCCTTTTCCTCCAATTGTTCCCGATTCTCTCGTTCCTGAATGTCCTGCTCCTCACACGTAAACTTGTCTGTAATCTCTATCAATTGTTGCCGGTATTGCTTATAAAACTTACTTGTCTTGCTTTGGATAAGATTTAGGATAACCCGGACGGTATAGTACTTCAGCTCCTGCCCGCCTCGTTCATGCATCTGCCTGATCTTTTCTTCCGGCGATTCCAACAGTATCAATATCACTTCCGACCTGAGATCGTCGCGCAGATGCTCAGGCTCCATCTTCCCGATGCACTCATTGAACTCCCTGGATTGAAATAACTCTGCGACAATCTCATTTTTAGTCACACTACTTATTCAGGTTTAGGGTAATATCGAATTTGGTTTCTACTTGTACCGGGTTGTCCTTATCTCCTTTCAGTATGTTGCTTTCCGATAATCCAAGTTTACGCGCAATGATGTTTGCATTGAACGCGCCAACAGCCGCTCCTTCAAGTTGTTGCGTTTCGATAATTTCTTCCGTGCGCGTACAGATGTGGACAAAACCTTCACGTTTGCCGTATTCCTTCCATGTCTTGAAGTCAATTCCAAGATGCACGCATAAGCCAGAAATTGAATAAGGGCGCGCCGTCGGGATTTGAGTAACTGTCGTTACACTTTCCTCGCCTGTTTCTTTATTCTTTTTTCTGATGGGAGTTTTAAGCTGTTCGTTCTTGTACCAGGGATTTGCATCTGCCCATTGGAAGTAGGCTATAATTTCAGCTGCCAATTCATCGGCGGTCGCATATTCTAAATTCCGGCCGTGGGATTCTCTCAATCTCCAATAATGATTACCAAGGGGGGCTGCCATAAATAAAAATTCCGCTATCAAATCGATTGCGGAATAAAATTAGATATATGTTTCGTTTATCTATGTCTATCTTTCGATAGTTCCTTGTGGAACGGTTACGGCTAATTGAACTCTGTTCTTACAATTATGCTTTCTTAACAGCCGATGAATGCGATCTTTTATTGCTTGTTCTGTTGAGTTGAGAGCATATGCAATTTCTTTATTTGATTTACCTTCTCTGATTAATTCGATTATTTGGTTTTCCATAGTTTAAGTATTAGAGGCCGGGGATGATGCCGGCCGTGGGGTTAATCTGAGTTTTTAAATAATTTCTGTCTTAAATGCGGCTGAAACATATCAGGGCTTGCAGTCGCGACAGCCTGTTGTATATTTTCGATATTAACTACCATAATTTCCATGTCGCTTGTCTTAAATGTTTTGTAATCCCATCCCTTTGCAATCAGCCCTAGTAGCTCTTCTTTCCACTCGTTCAGATCCCGGTTGCCTCTATATTTATTGCACTGATTGCAACATGTGCGTTTGTTTTTGCCATGGTCACTACCTCCTTTACTTTTTGGAATTATATGTTCCCAGGTATGGTATAAAGGCCAGATTATTTGCCTGCCGCAATAGCAGCAATAATTATCGTGTCTCATCCATTGCCTTCCTCCTTTTCCCATTCGAGGGCTTGACGGGCAACGTTCCTGATATACTCCCGTGCCCCATTACTACCGGCGCATGCTTCAAAGGACATGGGTTGTGTTTCTTCTTTGTCCCAAAATCTGCCGGTTTCAGGCAATTGCCATTTTTCTATTTGGCGCAACGCCGCTTCCATCTTAGCGGCCTTTTCTTTTAATTCATCATTCTGATTTTCTAATCCTAAAGATAAATCGAGCCACCCTCTTTGGATAATGCTTAATTTATCTTTTAGGGCTTCGTTTTCTTCCTTTAGTGATGAGTAATTGGAGGTGGAAGACTCGTCGAGAATTTGAATGTATTGTAGCTTTTCATGGCCTTTGGGCCAATTTAGATCATAATAATCCGGACATACATATCTTACATAGTCCTTGCGAACGAAGGCCATTCCGACGTATGGGTGAGCGAGATCCATCCCTCCTGGCAAATACTTTGCAATATAGTCCCCTTCTTTAATGTCCGGTTCACTCGCCTTCACCCATACTGCTTGTTGGGCTTCAGCTTTTAACGCGCGTTCTTCCCAATCTTTTGCTCCCTCTTCGCAGGCGCATATCACTGAATCTAAAAATATAATCAGTTCACTGAAGCCTTTAATTGCCTCAAATATTTCAACCTTGTTCATCTGGTTTACTTTTTCCTGCGTCCAATCTTCTTTGCCGCCCAGATATTTTAGGTTTTCCTTGTATTGCTTGTAGTCCTTTATGAACTGCGATTTATCGGTTTGTTCGGCTTGTTTTAGATTTTCAATCTCGGCTTTCAACGCCTCTATTTCAAGATATTGATCTAATTCAAGGTTATTCTCCGAATGAAACCTGTAACCAGACCCATTTATCAGATCAACAATTGCTTGCAAATAATGCTCACAAGAAGCATCTGCAGTTACTATCGTTATCGTGCCATTTGTCAGGGCATAGCTTTCGTCGCCCCATTCTTTGACTTCCCATTTATTTTCCATCTAAAAATGTTTTTATTTTTTCGTTTATAATTTCGTCATCTACTCCTGTTTCATGCATCCAAAGAATCGACTTTAATAAATCCTGTGCCTGTTCGAGTTTTAGGGCGTATTCGGCGTATTCCTTTGCCCCATTTCGATAACATATCCGGCAAGCGGTGTTCTGATCCCGGCTGTATTCCGGATGGAAATGCAAGGCTGCTTCGTGTTCTGCTTTCAACTCGATACTTTCGAGCACTTCGGCAGGTAAGGTGTTATTGTTCATCATAAATCCATTTAAAGTTTGCTTCTTTGTATTCGTTGAAGGGCATCGTTTTAATTGCCCAACCAGCCTGCGTGTATTCCCGCATCTCCTTTGCTGTTAACTTTCGTGGTTTACCGGCAAGCACTACTAATTTATCAGGATTGAACACTACCATAATTGGAGCGGTATTTTGCGCGTTCGGTAAGGTGTTATTGGTGTTATTCTCCATTGGTTAAGAGTTTAGCTTCTATTTTTCTTAATCGTAATTCCATATCTGCAAGCACTGCTGTAATAGCTTTATCCATGCAGGTGAATAAAGGAAGCTGCGGGTTTTCGCGCTCAATTTCTTTCCTTTTAGCAAAACACCATTCACTCAGGTTGTCGTGAATAGTTTTTATGTTTTCGATTTCTTCAGCCATGATTATTGTTTTTGCTTATTGCATTCTGGCCGTTTACTGGTTTGATTAGGACTGTATACGTAGCCAGTTGAATATTGATAATGATTGTAAGGCGGGTAGTCGCTTATCGCCATCAATTGCTTTAAGGTTACCCGCTTTCTTGTTATTCCGCAGTGAACACACTTATCATTTTGCCAGCGGTGATTGCTCATTGTTTTTGCTTTATATATTCTTCATATTGTTCTTTGGTGGCGGGTTCCGTCTTGAAGTATGCCAGAAAATCATTGCCGAATATTTGGCAGCCTCGCAGATTTACTTCACCGTTTGAACTGGTGAAATGTTTTAGAACCTTAACAATCGTTCCCGCTTCCAGTATTTCCGCAGTAAGAAAACTTTTTTCTTTCAACTTAACGTATTGAGGCATTTCTTCAGGCTCCAAGCCTTCCCACCATTCGACCTGGTGAAATAGATGCGGGTAACATTCAAAATAACTTTGATGCCATAATGCCGTGCCGTCATAATCGTATACATATGCCCAGGCATCATATTCGTCCTTTCCAAGCTCCAATATTTCTCCGAGCTTAAAAGGACAATCAGGGTAAAGAGCAATTACTTTATATCTTGGTTTCAATTCCATTTTATCTCCCCTCCCCTTTTATTTTTGTAATTCTGAAAACTTCCGATGCCGGATACCAAAACCCGTTCTTTGCGCCCATCCATTGAACAAGAACTACCGAGTTAGGATATCCTGAGAGTTGTTGCAGACTTGTTTCGACTGCAGCTTGCGGTCGCGCTTTTTTGATTTCAGGTATATCCCAATATTCTTTTGGCGCAGGCGAAGAATCACAGTTGTTTATACTTATAGCTTTATAGATCATTGTATTGCCCTCCTTTTTTATGAGATGTGTCATTTGTATTTCTTTTTCATTTTGGTAATTACTCCCTGGAGCGCAGCAATACGCCGGACCATGCGTCTGTTTGATTCGCGTTCTTGCTCGTACAGCCCTTTGTACCACTCCATATCTGATTGCAGCTGGTTGTAATTCTTAGCCACTAACTCAGTGGCGTCGGCAATACGTTGTAATGCGCCTGTCTGTATTTGTTCGAGGGACGGGTTATTTTGCTGCGTCGAACTGTACCATCCAATCAGGCTTTGGTCTTTATATGTCTTCATGTTATTGATTTACCAGGTTATTGGCTTTTACGTACGCATCCCACTTCTCCGCTTTCTCTTTCCATTCTGCTATTTGCTTTGCGGAAGGTTTGTTCTTTCTATCTGGATGCTTCTTGTACTTCCGCGGTGTATGCAAACCATATTCAATCAATCTTTTTCTTATGGTTGGTATGCTGCATCCATGCTTCTTTGCCAGCTGTGATTTACTTAAACCAGCATTAAAATCGACTGTGAGAGATTCGCGGTTGATGTACATGGATTATGGGGTTAACGTTTTTGCATCAATTGCAAGACCGGAGCCAATAAGGCCGAACAGATCGAAGCCGCGGGATAGTAAATAATGCGTCAGTTCGAAAGGCTTTGCGATTAAATCATCTGCAAGATATTTACCATTATCGCTGAATCTTCCAATGGTAATTGGCATATCTTTATCTTCAATATCAATCTGAAGTAATGCGGCTGGAAGCCAATCTTTCACATGCGGGTGCTCGCAATAGGTTTCAATCCGGAAGCATTTTACAGAATCGTGTATGATATGCCCATCAATATCATAGCCCATTCCTTTGTAAGTAATAATAAAATCTTCATCTCCGAAGGCGAGTACAGCTACCTTTCGAATTTCATCTTCGGTCAGATCATCCAACTTACGAAGTACCAATTTTACGTTTGCCCTATCTGACAATGTTAATTCAGTCCCTTGGCGCGTCTTAATAGTATAATATACGGTTCCAATTGCCAATAATTGACAAACCGATACTCCGACTTCATATATTTTGCCGTAGAGATAATAATGCAAGTAATCTTTGAGGTTCATTCTATTGCTTTTAATATTTTAAATCAGGTTTGCCGGTTATTTCCAAACTCCGTTTTCGTTTAGAGCGGAACGGTTTGCAGTCGTCCACGTATCTTCTTTGATATCCTTGTGTTCATCAACCCATCGACGTACATAATCACGAACGCCATTATACCAAATCAATTCAGATCCTTGTACCTTTAGCTCCCCGTTGCTATTGCGCTCCGCATCCTTCATGTATTCTTTTATTTCGCCCGTTGCTTTGACCATAGGCAAGTACAGCCATGCGGGTGTTAATACAATAGCAAGCTTGTCAGCAACACACAGGCGAGAATATTGTGCACATGCTTTCTTTGATAAGAAACGTGAATGGTAAAGTGTGAAATCAAACCACTTTTTGCCGAATAATGCACCCATAATGAAGGCGCCGCGATATGGATGCGATTCACCTTCTTCACCGTCCATGTTCGGTTTCCCTATGTAGCCAATATCATGTAGGAAGAAAGCAAACCAAAGGCGAGGATCAAGAGGGAAACCGTATAATTTCCACCATGCGTATGCTACAAACCACGGATGAAGGAAAAAGCAATGAGCCCCGAATAAAACTGATTTAGTACCTACTTTCATGGCTTAACAATTTTAACCGGCCCTGTAATATTGTTTACTACTTCACCTTGTCCATGATCATAGCCTGCTGAATAAAAGCTATAGAAGCAGAAAAAAAGCCCTATGCAGATCAGTATAACCCCTATAGCGAGTGCAGGCTCAGTGAATTTTATGCTGAAGGGCTTAAGACTTATTTTCGTTCCTGCCAAGTATGCCAGCATAAAAGCGATGGCAAGGAAGAACAAGATGGTTTTTATCATGAGTTTTTATTTTGTTTGAATGATGTGATTCCCCTGCGGCCAAAAACAAGTATTGCACTGCTAAACGTTGCATCATAAGGCGCGCCTACAAACTTGACACGGCGCTCAATGAATCTTATCTGACATTTATTAATTACCCAATTATGCCACCAATTAGCTGATGTAGATACCGCTACAAGGGCTACAACTGTTGTGTTTGGCTTCAATGATTCTGTATAGCATTTTTCCATCCATAGATCAATATTTCCGTTTGAATAAGGTGGATTGCAGAAAACTATTTCGCCCTGCCAGTCTTTTGAAAGGCCATCATCTTCAAGCGTATAATACTTTGGACATTTAGCGGTTTCGGGTTCACAGCAGGGATCTAATGTGAAATTGAACTCTTTGTTAAGAGGGGCATAAATACGATCGGGCGTTTCCCATTTATCTTTCTGGGTAACGGGCCTTGCTTTTATCATCGCCTTTGTGCGTATCATACTTCCAGATTTTCGTTTAAAATAATTGTCTGTTTAAATTTTTACCTGCTCTGTCGTTCAGCCATAGACACTCTGTTCTTTCTACGGCGCCATCGCCAAAGGTTTTCCTTTGAATTTTTAACCAGTCGGAGAAAAGTGATTTATACAGCTCGCAGTCATACCCCGAAATGATCGCCATGCCTTTTACTTTACTTAATATTTCAGCCATTTCAATGTGATCTTGATCAGTCATTTCCCAGGCATAAGTTGCATTTCCTCTTAACATGTTTCTCGTGCTATGGACGTAAGGCGGGTCTAAGTAAATCAGGGTTTCAGAGCTGTCGTGCTGAGCAATTACATCTCGGTAGTCTTTATTCTCGATTACGACACCTTTCAATCTTTCCACAAAAGATGTAATGTTATCCGAATAGTTTACCCAATCGTGCGCCGGCGTTGTTCCTGACCTGTTTGAATTAGCTCGAAAGCCTGTCGAATATTTTGCATTTGTCGAAGCACTTCCGAATCCCGCAAATGATCTCAGTATAGTGCGACGTGCTTTCTCAATTGGATCTGTGACTTTCGCTAATTCGATTTCTCCACATTTATTAAATTCGGTTCTTGAAAATGGCGTCAGTCTAATTATCCGTTCAAGTTCTTTTGCGGTAATAGGATTTCTCAAGACTTCAAAAACATTCACAACTGTATCCCATTTATCGTTGTATATTTCGGCGTATGATCTTGGCTTCTGCATAAGAACCGAACCGCCTCCTCCAAAACATTCAACATAAGTACGATGCTTTGGAAAATGTGAAATAATCCATTTCGCAAGTAAAAATTTACCGCCATGATATCTGAGCACAGGCCTTTTTATTTTTGGTTGACGGGACATTTACACTATTAGATTTTCGTAGTAATTCAATACTTCCTCATGGGAACGGTTGCTGTAGACTGCAGGTGGACGCTTGATATGTTTCTTTTCGGGACCATGGTTAACGATCTTCTTTTCGATTCTTACCATCTGCTTTCTTATTTTCTTGTATCCTTTTTCAGCGCAGTAATTAGAGACTTTCGTAACACTTACTCCTATCCCTACAGCGATAGATTCATGGGTATATTGTTGCCAGTTTTCATCTATAAATTTCTCCTGCTCTTTGGTCAGGATGGTCTTTTTTGTATTCATGGTTTCGTAGTTTTCACTTTATCCAAAAATGTTTGCTTATGAATGCTTTCGCCAACCTTAACCACTTCCAGCCGGCAGGACTTACCCACTATCGCCCCCGTTTTAAGCTCAATACATAACCGCGTCGAACTACCATGACCGCTGTTAAAAAGACAATTGCCTTTTACAATAAATTGTTTCGGCGTCTTATCCTTACTGTTCGCGTGCACGAACTTGTCGCCGGGTTCAAGGTCTTTTAGGATCATACTTTGATATTTTTAAGATGCTTATTCAAAAGATCGATAAACGCTAACTCTGCTGTTTGCTCCACGACTGAATTACCAAGGGCACGAAGAATATCTTCTCTAAAGTTGTACCCATTAATTGTGCAACCCACGCCGGATTCAATTGTGCGCGGTTCTTCCCAGTCGTATTGATGTTCTCCTGGTCGGGATGGGAACTGAGTAATACTACCTCGTTGAGCGGCCTGCAGTTCTTGCCATGCTGATTGCTCTCGCCCGATTTCCAATCTCTGGCCGCCGTCGTTGGCCAGAGATTTTTCACCTGATGATTTAAATCCACCTGTCGCTTCTTTCCATTCGGCGTTATCCCGGTTTCGCTTGTGCCCGGTGGTAACGTTCTGCCGCCATTTGGACAGGTTGGAGTTGCCCAATTTTTCACCGCCGTTCCCAATGACATCCCACATCCATTGCCGGAGTAAGTTGTTCCATTTTTCCCGTTGTGTTTTTCCTTTAGTCTCGCCGCTCGTTTCATTAATTCTTCCGGTTCCTGTTCCGTATCCATTGCTGTAGCAGTTGGCCACCGCAAGGATGAACAATCGTTCTCTCTCATGAGGCGCGCCAACTTCCTCCGCTGAGTATATTCCTGCCTCAACCTTATAACCCATTCTTTGTAGGTCTTTGTAAACAGTATCGAATCCCAATGACAGATGATCGTCGACATTTTCGAAGAAGCACCAAATAGGCTTTGTTGCCTCGATTGCTCTTGATATAGCCGGGTAAATGTGTCCGGGATGGTCTTCTCCTGATCGAGTTCCGGCCAAACTGAATGGTGTGCATGGATAACCGCCAATGATGCCATGTATTTTTCCACAAAAAAGGCGTGCATCGAAGGTTTTAGCATCCGTCCAAATAGGTGCGGGATCTAATAGACCCGCTTCCATGCCCGCAACCAGGTTTGCAATGATGAAGGCTTCGATTTCCACGTAGGCCATGACACGGGGATGCACTCCAGCTCGTTTAAGTCCTCTTTCGATGCCAAGTATTCCGGGGCAAAAGCTGAGTATAGCGGGTGATTTGAAGGGATTATCCACATTAAAAGTTTCTTTTAAAATTTTATGAGGTTTATTAGCTGTGCACGATGTGCATGTTTTTCCAGCCTTCCTATACCCGCTCCCCCACACATATATTTTATGCTTTTTTACAAAATGGGACGGTTATATAAAAAATCGTGCACATTGAGAACAGCTTTAGTATCTAATTAATAATCACCTTTTTTTGCGCGCACAATATGGTTTTAATATCGTGAGCGTGTGCATGGTATATCATGCACTATCGTTGCTGACCATAATTTCAATTCGCTGATTTGGGTTCCGAACCCTCCTTTTGTGCACGAAATATGGTTTCTGTGTACGATCAGTGTGAATCATCTCAACTGCATCGTGCACACCCTGGACGAATCTTTTTTGGCTGAAATATTTACGTTCGATGCCATTCGCAGACAGAAAGGCTTCATATAATTCAGTGATCGACCGCCAATCTTTTGCGTCATCTTTTACGTACTCATCAAACCACTCTATGAACTCATCGCCGTATTTCAGGCGGATATGTTTACGTCGCACCTTTAGCGTGCTACCAGTTTCCAAAATGCCAACCTGCAGATATGCTTTGCAGCACTCGAACATGAAATTGTAGAACAAGCCCCACTCGGTTATATCCCAGTCATCGAACAGGTTATGGCCGAAATGCTGGACCGGTGTTTTGTCGGCACCGAAAAAACCGGCAAATTCAAAAGTCTTTTGGCGCCGCCGGGCATGGGCCCCTGAATTTATTATCGTGTAATTCGTCGTGAAAACGATTTTAGGACTATCCTTGTAAGGGATGAATAATTCGTCTTTGTTCTTCTTTTCGACCGTTATACCCTCGGTAATGATGCTATAGAATCCTTCAAAGTCTACATTCTTGCGGGTATCCTCGATAGCAATCAATTTAGTGTCAAGGCCGACGCGCTGGAATGCGAAATTTTTATCCAGCTTGAAATTCTTACCATCCACACGCTCAGTGTTCACGAGCTTGCTAATGGCCGTCAGGAAGATGCCTTTACCGGTACCGCCGCCTTTACTCTCATTGTCGTTTTCTTCAGCCAGGATAACGCAATATGGTTTTGCCGGGTCTTTGTATTTATGTGACAGGTAACCGATGAGTGTGCAGGCATAAGCATATCGATCGGAATCATCACCAGATATACAGTTGATGAACTCCCCGTACTCGGGCTTTTTATCGGCTATATCGGGATCTACTTTAATTTCAAAATCGATAATCTGTGTGCGCCACACAACCCGGTTTACATCGGCATAGCTCAATAGCTGAATATTATCTTTTGTAACTTTTACTACTCCATTTTTGAAAGGAAAGAAAGCAGCATCTAAAGTATCAGCTAAAACGTTATACTCGCCTCTGGGTAAAAATTCAAGCAGACCGTTGCTGAAAAATTGTTCATGTGATTTTAGAATAAGTCCTTTCAGATCATCAGGTGTTATACCACCATCGAACGTATCAGGTAGCCGGTCGATAAACTCGATCACAAATTTTTTCATGTACTCACTGCTCGCTTCCTGTAGTAGTCCATCTTTGCACTGCACTATCCGGTATATTGTACTGTTCTTGTCGTAATAGAACAGGGCAAAGCCACCATGTTGATACAGGAAGTCTATCAACCTGCCACGATTGATCACTGCCTGGTTCTTTTCGTTCACATCCCAGAAAGTGCACACCCGCTCACCCCAGATCTTCGACAGGTTGGCAACCATCTCCTTTGCCTCGATATCACTTTTGTTAAGCTCTATCTTCGCATAATTAACCAGTTGCTCATCGGTCAGCCCTTCACGCTTCTTTTTAAATATGTTCCGTTCTTCTTTTTCGCCGTAGAAGACCCGCTTTTCGCCATATCCTTTTGCTAATAATTTTTTCGCTGCTGCACTGCTATCACCTTTACATTCCAGTATTTTAAATACACCGTAATGCGTATAAGCATGCCCAACCTCAAATTCACTGCTAGTGGTGAATGCCTTGAATAACCGTAACTGATGATGATAATCAGCGCTGATGCCTTTGCTTTTGCCCGGGCGCCGGAAATATGATCGTATAGCGTTCTCTTTTACTTTTACCCATCCGTGCTGCATCAACAGGCCGATAATATCGCCCCGGTTATTATAATCATCCCATGGCGTGGTAAAAAATTCTTTCTGTACATTGGAGGCAATGTATTCCCGTTTCGGTGGTTCAATAACTTCATTATATGACCGGGCTAGTTCAAGTAATATATCCCGCTGCTCTGGTGTTATCGTTGGTATAGCGTCTCCGGTATGTTTCTTATATCCTTTCGACGGAGGCGCTACTACATAGCCGCCCTGCCCGCGTGTTTCAATAAGGACTTTTATCTTATCGCCCGGGTTCTGTTTAACCTCATCTTCGGTAGAGGGCCGCTGTGCTAATTTCTGATTGCCCTGTATCACCTCACAATGATAGTATATGTGGTAGCCGCCGGATTTTGTTTGGATAATAAGCAACGATGTAGCCAGGTCCGGATCGTTATCTGTAATGTCCTGCAGATAGCTTTCAAAGAGTTTACCGGTAAGGTCGTATTTGGTATCAATGTCAATTACTTCAAGGTTCTTACTACTCTTACCGCAAACGACGGATAATGTTTTGGCATAGGGAAGTTCAAAGCCTTCCTCCGCTTCTTCTATGGTTATTAATTGGTCCTGATATTTTTTCCAGGAGGTAAGGCAGGGGATTTTATTTTCATTAGTTGGGATAACACAAATGCCATTATTGATATACTCGTACGCTGCAATCAGTAATTGGTTCTTCATTTTAACTGTTCAAGTTCTTTAAGGTCGGTTACTACAAATGTTTTAAAGCCTTGTTCGAGTAGTTTTCGGAAACGGTAGAACTGTAGTTCTGCTGGTTTTTTACCGGGTTGCTTCCATTCGATAAAGACGGTTACACCGGCGCGTAAAATAAGGGTATCAGGTATTCCATTCTGGTTAGTCTGAATGAGGTGGATTACCATCCATCCCCATGATTCGAGTAGTTTGGTTCCGCGGCGCTTCAATTCGGATTCAAGCATATCAGGTCTTTTTCAAATAGGCGGTACATTTTGAAACCTCTAATGCAAGCAATTGGAAATTTGTGGTTATACCACTTCGCGGGCCGAAAATAGATGCCCGTAAATCAACCCAACCTTCCGCTATTTCTTTGAATTCACTGATGAAACCATAAGTTTGCTTCCTACAATATTCAGCACACCCAACATAACCTTTATCAATATTAGCATCGCTGGCAGGCTTGCGGGCGTGAATGCAATTGTAGCATAACGATGGATGTAACTCTTTAATATTATTTTCAGTCATACTGCTTTCTCTTTTTTAATCTGGTAATCCTTCATGAAATGCGCTAATGTGTAATCACGCTTATCAATAACTTTTCCGTATATCTTTTCCTCAATACCATCCTCTGAAAATATCCAATAGATCACAGCCTCTTTTTCTCTCTCTTTACTTTGAAGTCGGGCGCGGGCCTGCCAATATGAGACGGCGCTGAAGTCGATATTGAAAAAGATCAGGCAATCAGCTGTACTTAAATTGGTGCCCTCCCGGCCGCTGATTATCTGTGAAACGAAGATCAGATTATCACGACAGTTAAATTCTTCCGGGCTTTCTGTTAGCCGGTCTATTCCAAATGTGCCAATCAGCATCAGATACTCAGCGCGGAACTTATAAAAGATGGCTATCTTTTTACCAGCAAATTGCTCCTTTATAAACTTTGCTTTTGTGTGATCGAAACAAACAGCGTTCTTGTCTTCGGCTATCACAGTACCGCTATATATCTGATGCATTTTCTGCTGCAGTTTCACAGCAGTATCAGCCAATATCTCCTGCCCATCTTTACCGATGAACACACGCTTTTTACGAAGCCATTCAGCCAGCCGATAAGTGCTTTCCTGCATGCGAACTTTAAGGATGACCTCTTTAACTGGTTGTTCAAAACCTGCCTCTTCCTGTGTGTAGCTGATGAATAAATGTTTAGTTAGTTTGTCGATCTTCTCTTTATCGGCTTGACTATAATCATTGATCTCCCGGTTATAGAAATATTTCTTTTTAACAGTAACAAACTCCTTCGCCCATTTATAAAAGTTAGTCCACTCTTTGAACGGACTGTAAGAACTAATGAAAAACTGATGATATAGCTGGCTATAACTTTCAGGCGTCGGTGTACCGGATAGATAAATGATCGGTTTATCGATACACAGCTTTTTCAACTCTTTCACCCTTTCTGCAGGCGTTGGAAATTGGCCGAGGCCATGTGCTTCGTCAAGAATAACCAGGTCAAACTGATAATCCGGCGAGAGGTTATATACCTGCTCGTAGTTGGTGCATATGAGCTTAAAGGCCGGCGCTAACTTGTCGTAATCGGATGTTATACTGCTAATGGCTTTCTTTTTGGTCAGAAATAATACCGAGAGGGCGCCATATTTATCGGCAGCAGCCAGGGCCGTAGTCGTTTTACCCGTTCTTACCTCCATACTTAGATAGCATATCTTCAGCCATTCCAACATTTTGGCGGCGTCCGTGCTGATACTTTCCTGATAATCGCGCAAGATCATATGGCAATCCTTATGAAATCAGGTTTTGAATCAAATGAATTGCTACTCCAGTCGCCACGAGCAGGCCTTCTTTCAATGATGGTTTTTACCTTTGCGCTAAAACCGTATTCATTGATTATGACATCACCTTCATTAATTTCGTCAGTTCTTTTAACGATTATATCAATATGATCACCCTTAAATTTTATACTATGATTCATCATAGCATCATCATGCGTAATTAAGTGAGGAAGTTCTACCGAGTACTCATAGTCGGATTCACGGAACTCACCCACATTAGGCACATACTTAAGTTCTTCTCCACCTTTAAGTCTGATATGCTTAGGAATACTTTTTATCAGGCGCTCCATTACTATAATTTGTTTGATGAAAAATATAAGGTCCGTTTGTGGCGTTGGACGGATATCTTTTAATTTCCATAGAGTTTTCAACGGATTCAATTTCTTTTACGTGGCTTAAATAATCCCTGATAGTGTAATCTGAGTTTTCACGGATCATCTGATCTATCAGGGATATTTTATCGGCGAGGGTCATTAGAACGGCGCGTCCTCCATTTGTTCGGCGTCAATTTCAGGGGCATCGGTAGAATTTGAGCCGTCCTTCGGTAGTTTTGGAATGATCTCGCTATTGACCATGTTTTCCAGGAATTCCATGATATCACTGTCATCCCATTGATCCTTACCCTTTACCCTGATCTTTTTTAATTCAGGCAGGCCGTTCATATTGTCTTTCGTATAATACCATTTCAATGGCTTACCGTGTTGAGTAACAAAAACGGAGGTCTTTTTTTTGTCTCCTTCGATTTTAAGCGATGGCGTTATGATCACATCGCTTTTCAGGTCGATGTTTGGCAGGGTCTTTAAAAAAGCTGCTGAATAGCCGGACGAATATTGCATCTGTAGAATAGCGTCGCCCTGGTCGTCGGTTAAAGTAATATTCCAGAATTTGCCAAAATCTTTGTGTTCGCGAATCTCTATAGCCGTGATCTGGCCTTTCCAGCCTTTGTAATATTCTTCGTGAACGGTAACTCCATTCTTGTTCACGCGCTCTTTTGAAATGGAAGTAGGCTTCGGAACCTTTTTACAAATTTGGCCGTTACTAATTGTTAGAAAGATGGCATTAGATTGCATAATTGCGCCCATAATTGATAGTTTGTATTGTTATTTAATGAGGATTGACAATTTGATTTCTTCGTGTATGTCTTAAATCAGACCATTTAACTTCACACTTAAATTCACGTTTCGTTTTAGGGCTGCGAAGTTTTACAGTTTTCTTCTCAGCATCGACGGAAATACAAACACCTACAACGCCGTTTGAGAATGCCCAGGCAACGTGATATTTCATACCTACTTTTGGCTCCTTGACTGGAATCAAATCACCGGTTACAATGTATTTGCGCATGCGGGTATTTTATGACTTAATTGGTAACTGAGTTCTTTCGGCTTCATATCGCCCCGTTCAGCCTGCCATAGCTTGTGCGTAGCCTGGAATAAAGGCCAGTCTTTGACCTTATCTTCAGGCTTCCTTTCAATAAGTTGCCAGCCTTTGCCCTGCACAGTCCCTGCCTTGCCTTCCGTCCTTGTTTGCGCATTTAGCCACAGCACACAATAACCGTCGATCTTCAATTCGGGCTGTACTTCATTAAGCAATTTTTCATATGCCGCCATCTGCAACCAGTAATGATCGTATAAGCTATTCGAGGTCTTTATATCGAGGATAAGCAATCGGCCATTAAACTGTACCACACGGTCTAATGTACCGGCAAAGCCAAGCTTATCGCTTAACAGATGCAATTCTGAATGAATAATATTAAGCGGGAAGCGGCGCCGAAATTCGACGTACCGCTCAAACATCGCCCATTCAATAAGTTTGTAATCAACATTGCCCGATTCATTGATCAGATTGACTTCTTCGCCCATATCGTACATCTCCGTGAGTTTGTGAACGGTAGATCCACGGTTGCCGGCTTCATCGCGAATAGTATCAGCGTCTTCACCCACTTTTTTTAACCAGTCGTAAAAAGCGGCTGGCTTCGGATAACAGTCCAGGATTGTAGTTACCGATGGCAGATAATTGCCTTGTTCGCTCAGGTAAAACCTGGTATCTAAAAAAGTAATCTGCTTCGCCTGGAAGTCAATCCGGTAATTTTTAGAGTGTAACTGTGTTATAATTGCTGACATATGTATTTGCTTTAAAAATAGCCCGGGCGCCTTCCTCCCGGGCTTTGGTTTTCTGAGTTGCCTGATCTGAGCCTTATCCTTCTAAACTTTTAAAACGGTAAATCAGGATCGCCCGCGCCTGTACCAGCAAAGCCAAAATCACGATTCGCGGTAAGTTCAATGTCTTCTAATTCGCGTTGGTAATTCTTTATTTGTTTAGCAATCTCATCTTTGCGCCTGAGAATGAATAGTTTTCTTGCTCTTTCTGTAAGATCAGCCAGCGATGCTTTCACATCTGACCATCTCGCGAGCAGATACTTTTTGGCGTAAATGTCTGCGGCCCATCCTTGCATATGTTCAGGGTCGAATTTATATCCAATTATAGCAGGGTCAGGATTTTTATCATTGTACCAAACTTCTATTTTATCGAAATAGCCCTCCTTCGTCGAAAGAGAAACAAGGCTTAATGCCTCAACCGGTATGGGCGTCTTGTCATATAGTCTTACGTCTACCTTCGTTGGGCATAATTCCTGAAATACCCTTACCAGCGCCGCGTTCATCCATAAGAATGGGATCGGGCTTTTATCGGTTTTAACGATTTGCGTTTGGCCTATCAGTTCAAGTTGAGCAACCAGGGAGTTCCACTGATCAAGCTTTTCGTTATCGTACATCAGCTCTTTAGTTTCTTCAATGAAGAATGTTTCTACTTCAGTTTTCATTGATGCATTATTATGCGTTAACAGATGTTCCATATTTTTTGAGTTGAATTTGCTTTTTAAAAACCGGCCGACTTTCGCCAGCCGGTACCCTTAATCAATAAACCTTATCCTTGAAAGCCATGAGAACAAAAAGTTTTAAAAGGGGGACGGGTGCTGTGAGCCGTCCCCTGTATTTATATCGGCTGACCTCATACGTGGTTATTATCTTCAATGTCGCCCGTAACCTTGCGTACTTAAATCGGGGCTTCTTCTTTATAACGCCGAGGTTGCTCAGCCTAATTGCGATCTTCTTAAAAACCGGCGGCCAACCAATACCGCCGGTACCATTAACTATAAACCTTTAACCTATAGCCATGAAAAACAAAGAGTTCAGCACTTATTATGCTTAAGAAACTTTTCGTAATGCTGTTGAATATCATATCTGACCAACTCGCCTATAGTAAGAGTTCTTAAATACTTGCCAAATGCTACGACGCGATCCTTTACAAATTGATCCAGCTTAGGATTAAATTCTTTCCATAATCTCGATTGATCGGTTGTATCTGCACCATAGCCGCCCTCGCTGGCCCGAGTTGCGTTATCGAAACAATCCTCGAACTGAGATTTTAATTCTTCTTTTGTCATATAATACTTTTTAAATGAAGCCAGATGTAGAAACAACCGGCATTTCTTGTCGTCCCTTTATAATTAATAATGTGTTTTTAAATTTAGCCCCGATGTAGAAACATCAGGACTTATAACGATTGCTGCCGTATAGAAAAGAGCGTTTAATCTTTTTAAAACCCGCCCTGAGAACAAGGCCGGTGTGTGTACCTACATGATTAAAAAAGACTTCTTATAAAAGCGATTGCTAACCCTACTATCGCCATCGCCACAATTGCCATACATATACTTGCTATCACATAGCCGGGCGGCATGTACACTCTTTCCTCACGCTGTGATTTCTTCGATTGCATTGATCTGGCTTTTCTTTTCAGATATTGCTCTCAACAGAAACGTGTAGTACATGATCAGATCCTTATTGTCTTTGTCTGACCGGTGATGCCTGGTGAAAAACTCATCTATCGCCTGTTCCATTTTTCTGACTTGCCGTAACGTGTGGCATTCACTGATCATATATTTGATAACATGGTAATCCACTTTTGCCTGATCTACGGGTTTTTCCAGCTTCTTCGGCCATAAAACCACGAGAAAGAAAAATCCAACTGCTAAAAAGGTTAACGCGGCAAGGTGTGTAAGTGCGTCCTGAGTAACTGCGTCCATGGTTAATTGATTTAAGGTTTGTTAATAAAAGGTCGTTCACTGTCTTGATAGTCTTCATATATATCGGATATGTCGTTCTTTCGCATTCGGTATAATAAGTACGCGAAACCACAAGCCATAATAAACGATATACTGAAAAGAACTATCGGGATTAATTCGATTTTATGTTTCATTTGGTTGGGATTGAGGGGTAAAAAGGTTATAAAACCTTTTCGAGAATAGCATCGATGGCCTGAATTTCCTCGTCAGAAGAATAATATCCGTCTTCAACGAGTGATGCTTTTAAATCAATGAGCGTTTGCAACATATCGGGTGCGGCTGCAATCAGTTTAGCATTGGCTTTATTTTCTGCATCCGAAAATTCTATGTACCCATTAACATGGGCAATCTCAGGGTTGCCATCTTGCATTTGTGGCCCTAAAATGATATAATCGCAATCATTTTTATACCACATTGTCCATGGTCCAGGTGTATGTTTTAAATCGCTCATTGCTTAGAATTAAAGAGTTAAAAATGCCCCGGCTGATCCGTCCATTAATTCATAATATGAGGCGCAAAGGGCGCTATAGCGTTCAGAATAACTGGCTCAACAGGGTTCAGTTCTTTGTTAGCTTTTGCCTTTGCCGCAGCTTCGATGCTTGCGATAAGTGCAACCCAGTTGTTGTGTAATACAATCATACCTAACAGGTAAGGGCAGGCAGACAAATTCGTTACCGCTACATTGATGTCTTTACCATCTTTTCTTGCGTAGTATTCAACATCTATGTATTGAGCATCTGACCAGCGGAAGTTGAACAGGCTGGCGTCAACGTGATACTTGAAAGTGTCTTTAATGATTTCGTTCATGGCTAAGGTTTTGAAAGTTCAGATAATAAGGCATCCGCATATTCTACACTTTTCCTTGCAGCCATTGCTTTGTCAGGAATGTCGTTTGTAATAGATGAAGCGAGCCACCCCTGTAACGCCATTCCAGCAAACCATTCACGTTTCGTCAGGCCGATATAGTCGGTTACATGAACAATTTCGCCTGTCGATAATTGATCCCAATTAGTAGTGGGATGTACCGGTTGATTTTTATTTTCCATGGCAATCGTTATATAGTTTATAATTAATTGTCAGATACACATCAATAACACGCCCCTTTTCTTTCTTCACTTTAATGTCAGCTTCCAGTGGCATGTTATGAGACTGAATAATGCCTTCAGCTTTACTTAACCAATCCTGCGCACCTTTTTCTGTCTTCAGACTATAGCGCATCTTATTACCGTCATGGCTGACATAACAGCCTGCTATCAACTTAAAGTTCTGCCTGAACTTCTCCATAGCCGGATCCTGCGGATCTATGTCGATCATGTGGTCTGTGGTTAATTCAGCTATCATAACTCGAGGTTATCGGTTTCGCCTTTTAAGAAGGCAATAAGATTTGCGTTTTTGGCTTCAGGTAAGAGAATGTATGCTTCGATTGCTGACCACTGCGAATGTGCACTGCCTGGGGTTGAACGCTGCGTGACAAACATACCATGTTTATCCTCAGCCACACACTCATTCAGCAAGTCACTACCATGCAGTGCAATTGGCGATATGTGATTGAAATATTTTATCGCACACAGCGATATTAATTTGGCTGCTCTTTTAGTATTGCACCCATTGCACATTTGTCCGTAAATACAATGATATTCATTTGATGGATCGAAATCATCAAAATCCAACTTCTCTAATTCCTCCTTCGTCGCATGCACTCTCAGTGCTTCTGCTTCTTTTCTAACATCTTCCTTTAGTTGTTCGAATGTGTAGGTCATATTAAAGAGTTAAGGGGTTTGTGGTGAGGTAAGCCGGTTTTTCATTTATGCGTTCTTCTGGCCCTGCGTTTCGCAACAGCATCAGCGGCTAACTTTGATAAATCTTTTCCGTTAAGGGAAGGGGTTAAAACCCCCTCCATTTTAGCCTTTGCCTCGCGGCATATACTCTTTATCTCCTGCCCTTTCTCGATCATAAGATCAGCCAGGGCATCGAGTTCAATAATGTTATCTACTTCTGACTTTGCCATATATTATACCGGCTGATGGCAGCCTTAATTTGTTCGGGTGTTAAATTGAGTATCATGGGGTTTGGATTTAAGTTGCTTCTTAACTTGGTGAACATATATTTCACCGACTGTCACGGAGACAATTGTTACTACAGCGAGTTGGATTAAGGATGTTAACATTGTGTTGGATTTGCATGTCTTACACGGCACGCTTAAAATTGAGGACCGGCCGATTGTCCTTTAAATAGAAATACAAGTATTCAGAACCAGCCTTAACGCGCGCCATAGTTTTGCTCGCATTGGGCTCTATGGAGCAGTTAGGATATTCGGCCTGTAGCGTAGCGAGGAGTATTTCAATTTGTTTCATATGATTGACGGTTGTGAATTTGTTGTTAAGGGTCTTGCGGATTTCAAGTGTCGATATTACATTTGCCTCCTACTTGCCGGCGTGAACCGGTTCACCTTCCTCCAATATCTCCTGATCTGTAAGCCCGGTTTCCTCCTTGATTATAGCCGTAGCCGATGGCGTAGTGAGTATTATATTACCTTCTGCAATCCATTTCTGTATTGTAAAAACCGAGCGATTGAACTCTAATGCCAGCAGGTTCTTTAACCTGGTGTTAGTGCTTGCCGCCGCCTTCGCCTTGTCCGTAAGTCTCATACTTTGTATATTTGGTGAGCATTGTTACGACACAAATATACGACACAATTTTTCGTATCGCCAAATTTTACGACATTTTTTTTCGTAAATATTTTCGCCTTTTTATTGAATAATTTGCAATACTTCGATGGAACCAAAAGAAATTATCAAATCTGCCAGAGAAAAAAAGGGATGGACACAGGATCAGGTAGCCCGAGAGCTCAAAATAGAATTAAGGACATATCAGAGGTATGAGGAAGGGAAATTTCCAAAATACAAAGGGGATATCGTAAGAAATATTGATAGCCTTTTGGGCACAAAGGTTTACGACATTATTTACGACAATAAATTGCATCCTCTAAATGGATCGGAGCAGACCATGAATCCAGTTGAAGAAAAATATTTAGCCTTACTGGAGAAAACAATAGCAGATAAGGATAAAAACATTTCAGAAAAAGAAGCCGACTTGGTTGCCCTGAGGTCAGCAATAAATGGAATAAACGAAGTAAAAGGGAAAATTGAAAAGCTAGAACCTATTGTGTATGATTTATCAAATAGACTTGAAGACGCTGAAGCCAACGTTGGGGATCTTCGGGAATTTGTAATCCGGCAGATTGCGAAGATACGGAAGGAGACAACTGCAAAGGTTGCTGCTGAACTGGGCACCGTTTCGGTGGAGTTGTTGCGGCAAAATCAGAAAAAGGGCATTCCACCTGGTTAGGACATATTGAGCAGCTACGTGTTATAGTTTGATTAATAGAATTCATGGCAAATAAAGTTAAAAGACGCGGTTCTGGTTGTGTGATGGAGTTAAAAAGGGCGCAGCCTTCATTGTAGCGATTCAGGGACTGGCATCCCTTGCGAAACCACAACTACACAGCTGCGCCTTATCGGCGCATACTTGCAGTTACCAGTTTCGCATTAAAAATTGCCAGTTTTGAATCGCGTTGGTAATCCTTAAGTATCCAATATTTTTACCGGGTTTCCGGAGTGAAGACCGCAAAAGTACGTGAAACTTGCAAATTATGAAGTTGAAAGTAAGCTGTGCATCAAATCAGGTTTAAGTGGTTAAGGAATTAGGTCAGTCAATAAATTTAGCAAATTAACCATATCTCAAAAAAATAATATTGTCAATATGCTATACAAATTGACCCGTATCAAGGTTACATGTAAAAACCATAAGGGTATTATTTATTTTTTAGCAACGCGCAATCCAAAACGTTAGTCTTCTAAATTTCTATCGTTAAGAAATGACTTTAAACTCAACTAAAATGTCTAACGAAATTCATTGCCCGAAGTGTAATTCAGAAAAACTTTATGCAAATAAAAAAGGGTTTGCTTATAAAATTACCTGCCTGAATTGTGGGCATATATTTAAGAAATATGCCAATATACCCTTCAATTGGTTGTTGAAGAATTTTAAATTTTATCGCAGGTGGATTGGTGGTACCTGGTATCAATTATATGATAAGTTTGGCGATATGGGCTTGGCAGGAGACACATTTGAATGGAAGCAGCATTTGCCTCCCGGGGATAACTACGAGATTATAAAAAAAGAAAATTGGTAAAGAATCAACTGATTCCCAACCCAATTTCCCGGTAGCAAAACGGAACTAACCGTTCTTTTTACCCGGTCACACAATCGGTCACACCGGGCAAAAAATGGAGTCAAATTATAAAAACCAACATATTCAAACTGCTGTAAATAAAATAAATAATACAAAGGCTATACTCAGGAATCAGCTTCCCAAGCTGAGGGTCGCGGGTTCGAACCTCGTCTTCCGCTCCACGCTGAAATGTAGAACAGATAAACGTTTCAGCCGATTTCACAAAATAGCCTTTGCGTTGCGGCAGTTTAAAAAGTCACACTTTCGGTCACACTTTTAAAAACTGCAGTTATGATATATACTTTTAATGGGTGCTACAGGTCTGAGATTAAAGTTCAGCCTTTGAACTGGCATACAAAAAAAGGTAGCACGGTTACGCCATGGCGTATTCACTACCGTTTTTATGACCCCGCCTTTAAAGACGATCGCAAATTCAAAAAGGGTAAACAGATCAAGATCATGGGTATGAACCATGTGAGTAATCTGGAAGACCGGCAAGCGATCACTAAATGCCTTATAGCCGATGAACTGCGGGAGATCGATAAACTGGGGTATAATCCGATAACCGGAGTTTACATGGCGCCTCAGGAAGCGTGTGGTAACGAAATCACTGCAGATTCCCCACTTATTTCGGCGCTTAAAACTGTGCTCAATACTTGTGGGGTCGATCATGATACCCGCATTGATATGGCCAGTGCTCTGAAATATTTCGAAGAATCGGCGAGGGCCATGAAGAAAGACTTTACGCCACTGCGGGAAATTAAGAGCAGGGACATACGGTCCATCCTCGACAACTGCAGGAACCTTGTCGTTACTCAAGTAGTCAACAAACGAATTATCGTCAATAGCAAATTGGTGGTTGAAAGAAAACCTGACGGTACGCCTTTAAAAATGGTAGTCCAGAGAAAAAAAGTTTGGAACGACAGGCAATTTAACCACTACCGAAAGTACCTCAGTATTTTGTTTTCGGAGCTTGAAAGGCAGGAAATCATCGAGTATAACCCGGTTGAAAAAATACCTAAAAAAGAAATTGCTGTGGATCCGGATGCAAAAAGACCTGTCTTATCCGTTGAGCAGCGTAGACAAGTGGACGCCTATTTAAAGGAAAAATTCCCGGCCTTTCACAGGTTCATTCATATTTTCTTCCATTCCGGTGCCAGACGTAAGGAGCTTATGCAACTCCAAAGGAACAACGTCGACCTTCCCGGTCAGCGGTTCAAAGTCCTGGTGAACAAAAGAAAAAAGAAAACATGGGTCTGGAAGACTATTAAAGATGTTGCCTTACCGTTTTGGATCGAAGCCATGAAAGACTGCGGCCCTGCGGATTATGTCTTTTCGGTAGGCCTTGTACCCGGTCCTGAGCCTATTCGTCCTGAGCAGGTTACGAGGCGCTGGAAAGAGCATGTTAAAAAAGACCTTGGCATTGATCCGGATCTTTATTCACTGAAACATCTGCACACTACTGAGGTTCGCACGGAGCTTGAAAAAGCAGGAGTACCCGATTCAGCAAAAGAATTAGCAGAACACAACTCACATACTAGCGGCGCTATGGTGATTAAGATATATGACGTGGAGCATGATAAGAGAGAGCACAATAAAGTGAAAGGGGTACAAAATTCATTCGCCGGTTAAACTCAACAGCCAACCCTTTTACCGGTTGGCTGTGTTGCTCTACGGAGATTGCTAGATCTGAACTATTTAAAAACCCGGCCACGAGGACCGGGCTGATTATGAAAAACATTGGGATGGAAATCCACCGGCTCGTTGCTTGTTAATAAGGCCAGCTATTTAAAAACCCCGACCCGTAGGGTGGAAAGCCGGGGCTTTAGTTGTATGGAAATGCTGACCTAAGTTACAGATTTATCCGATTAAACCATGTCCTGCTGTAATAGGTTGCATGCGAATTGGACATTGTGCAATTTTGCGCCATGTCAGAACGGAAAACGAACAACAGAAAGGGCAAATCATTGGATACAGACGAACAGGTATTTCAAAAAATTGGAAAACGTATAAAAGACCTGAGGTTAAAGGCTGGCTACTCCAACGCCGAGAAATTCGCCTTTGAAAACGAAATTACCCGCAGCCAATATGCCATGTGGGAAAAAGGCCAGGATATGAAAGTTAGCTCCCTTCTTCGCATTGCCCGCGCGCATAATATGACTTTAACGGAACTTATCGTAGGTATTGATTAACTTGTCGCCATGGCAAAGGAAAAGAGAACTGGTAAAGATCCCCGATTTGCGACAACCTCAGCACTGTTGAAAGTAGGGGGTGCCAAAGACTTTCATTATATATTCCGGTTTATTCCAAAAACCGTAGTGGCCAAAGAGATGGGCATGAATCCGCCGGCATTCACCAAGTGTACCCATAATCCGAAAAAATTTACGCTGGAAGAAATTGAAAGGCTGGCCGCGCTGTTCGATTATCCTTTCGAAAAGTTCCTGAAGATTATAGTTAGAGAAATAAAAAATCCCGGCACTAAGACCGGGATGGCTCCGAAGGGAGAGAACAAGAGCCATAATAAAGATAGCGATATCTTCAGAAAGGAGCAAAAGAATTGACGGCCGTCAATAAGGTGAAAATAGAAAATAAATATTGTCCAAATATTTGGACTAATCGAAATAGGTTGTATCTTTGATCTATCAATTAACAAAAAGACCGGAACCGCAACCGGGAACTTACAAAATCAAATGGCGATCGA